GAATCAATAACCTTCTTTAATCTTTCTATTTCTTCTAAGGCATGTTCTGAATTTCTAATTGCATCACTGATTTTAGTATTATTTATCATAGCTTCATGTAATTCATTATTAATATCGTCTACAGATATCAATTCTTCCGGTAGATCTTCGATTGTTATTTCTTCCCTATTGCCGGATAGTAATTTTACTTCCCGGCCTTTTTCTAACCTTTGATCATATAGATAAGCAATCTTTTTTTCTATTTCAGTAATATCAAATCCGGTTAAATCAATAAGCACCTGCCGTTGTTCCCTTCCCTTCATTTGTGAAAATAGCCGTGGATCAAAACTTAGATAACCGATAAAGTCATCTAATAGCTTTTGCGGGGTAGTATATTTTAGCCCTTTTCCGTTAGTTACTTTTAGTTGGGTATCGCCGTTAGTTTTCCATATTCTATTTACGACAAATAGCACTTCCGGTATTTTCCCAGCAGCCAAGTCTTCAGGTGATAAATCTTCGCATAAAGTTACCTCACCTTCCGCTTCTTTTTCACCTTTTCTAATTGGCATAGGGGTTTCCTTAGCCCCAGCTTTCCAACACAATATATACCAAATAGAATCTAAGGCCGAAGTTTTACCTGCCCCGTTCTTACCGGATATGATTATTACATCCTCTTTGGGCGTAATATCTATTGCCTTGATCCCTTTTATGTTCGTACTTTTCAAATTTAATATTTTCAAACCTTTATTTTCCACTTTTATTTACCTCCTAAAAATTTTAATAATTTTGCATACCGTTCTCGGTATATAAGATCACCCCCTTATTTATTTTCCTTCGATATGAAAGTCTATCATTCATTACTCTAACGTTACTCAATAAAAGATAATTTAATTTAACTTTTGTTAATTTGTTAGTAACTAATAAATTGCGAAATGCTTCCATAAAAGTTACTTTTCTTTCAGTTCCTAACTTCATATTTTCTTCAATAATTATCAATTATTCTCACCCCCTTAAAATATTTAATAATTTCTGAGTATTCTTTTGAGAAACTTTACATTTACATTGAGGTCTTTCTTTAAAAGTTAAAATATTATTAATTTTTAATTTATCTAAATACATTATTTTTTCGTTACTAAGGACTGGAGTATAGCCGAATGTTTTAGCAATTTTGATAAAATTTTTTTGTGTATACATTGTTTGACTCCTTAAAATAAAAATAGCCAAATATCCAACCGGTTATTTCTAACCAACCAAATATTCGGCTTTAAATGCGAAACTGTTTAAAGACCCGCCTTTAATTCTATTTATTTTTTTAGGTAATAATCTTAGATTATTTAAATCCCAAGCTTTTCTAAAACCAATATGCGTTGTTTTAGAATATTTATATATTCTAATAGGTTTTATGTGGTCTAATTCTAATCTGCAATCTAAATAATCCTGCCAGGTATATTCTTCGGGAATTGTAGAAATTAATCTTGCTTTTAATTCCCTTATTGTATATCCTAATATTATTTTCCAATGATTTTCTTTATTAGATTTACTATTTTTTAAAGCCCTTCTAATCGAGCGACTTATATTTCTATCTAATCTAAATCTTTCGTCAGTTTTTAATCTATTAGCTTGATACTTTTTATAATATTCATAAAAAGATTTGTTATACATAAAAAAACCCCAAATATTCTTAAATGTTCAGGGTCTTTTTTGGTATTCGATATATTATATGTTATATCCTGTAATATATCTTATGTAAACTAAATAACTAAAATTAAACCCCGAAACATTTAAAATATTTTTTTATAATAATACTTCTTTATAAAAATCCATTATTGCTTTTTGATATATTGGTAAAGGTTTTCTAGTTGTCCCTAATTCCCATCTTACTATTGTATGCTCTCTACAGCCAATCTTATCAGCAAGCTCTCGCCTGGTCAAATTAGCTTTTTCCCTTGTTTTTCTTAATTTGCTTAAATCAATTATCATATAACTAACCTCCCATAAAAATATTACTATATGTATAGTAATATGTCAACCCCTTTTTGAAAATAAATTAAAAAATGTGAGTTTGAACAAAAAATAGCATTATATTAGCTTGTTTTTTGTGCGGATTATATATAATCGCCTTTAAGGGGTCTGTGGCTATCGTAGTGGCAAATTATGCTTTTTACATACAATCATAAGCAGATATGCCTATTTTAGCGAGGTTATTAGTACTATAAACAGAAAAAGCCAGCTTTTACACTGACTTTTCCTGCGGAGGAAAAAATGAATCTGGATATTATAACCGTCCAGCCCGGCTTGGGGGGATCACCTATTATTTATAAATCTTTCTACTTCCTCTTTCATCTGCTTATCTAATTTATTTTTAAACTCTTTTTGTTTTACATAGAATAATAGTTCTCTTACTTTTAGTTCAACTCTTATATTTCCCTTTTTACTGTTTGGATCAAAACCCTAATAACATCTTAACAACTTTAACAACTACATCATCAACTTTACTTTCCGTTTCTGCTGCTTTTAGTTCCCATTCATTTAAAGATTTTTCAATAGCACTTCTTAATTCAGGGCTAATCAAATCTAAAATCTTTGAAATTATTGTCCACATGATTTTTACTCCTTTCTATTTTATTTTTATAAGTATCTCAACAATTCTATCCACCATGCAATAAGTGCGAATATTAATCCCCCACCTACTAACCAGTTTAATATTCCCATAATATCCTCCTTTCTCATTTCTATGCACCAAAGTTATCACTAACCTCTGTTTCGTGTATGTAATTGAGAATCTAATTGTGAACTAACCGGAATTACCGGATAACTGTAGTCCATATCGACACGTTTGTAGTCATATATAGGGTGTGACCCCATATATTGAACATGCAAGGTCGATAATAGTCTCACTATTTGGTATAAACGTGTCCAGTTTCGTCACTCTATCATTCGCTAAAAATGATTATTTAAACTATTTTCTGGTAGTGATAATAAGTAATTGCGTTATTATCATCTTGTGTAAATTTTGCACATACTCGATTCTAATGAATGCTATAAATAACACTTTCAGCAACCGTTGAAACAGGGGACGCCATTGAAACGCCCCCGTTACTCCTTCTCCACATGGCAGATGAGCTAATATTTTAGACGTTCGGCTAAAATATTATATCGTTAAACTTTTCTTACCTGACAATTCGCCTTTTAAGACAATTTGTCTGGTATATCTGTAACATAAGGAATAATCCCTCCAAAATATGTTATATATATATTTCCATTAACTTACTGTCCTTAGGTGTTTACACTTCTCAACAACTGTTATCAATTGTGTCCATAACTGATAATAGCGTTGTCGCTAATTATCACAATTCGTTTTGAAAGAGAATTAGCAAATATGCTAACATTTCACTTCTACATTAACATTGTGTTAAATATTCATTTAAAAGTGAACATTATTGCCGTAGGTGTTATATCAGGAATGCAATATGTATCCTAATCCGCCCATTCCCATACTTCTATTATTCGCTTATTATCTATGTTAGGATTTGTTTGTTTCATTTCTCCAACGCTTTAAATAGTATTTTCAAGAATTGACCACTCCACCTATCTTGGTTGTTTTCCTTCGCTCTAAGAGTTCCAGTAACAACTAACATGTATCTTCAAGAAAAGCTACCATGAGCTTTTATCAGCGGAGTGGAACGTTTAAGAACCAATTGCCTGTTTTCCCACCCTGTTCATAAAAATCTAATAGCTAATCTATTTATTTCCATCATATTTTTACCCGTTTTTAAACAATGAACGATACCTCGATGAATCGCTTTGGGCATATAGATAACATCATTTTTATTTATATGATGACCTTCTGAATCTTCAAAAGATTGATTAAGGGGATTAAATCCTAACTCACGTCTTTTGAAATCATTTCTTTGGCTATTTATTTCCCCTTTTTCTGTCTTATTATATTTTCGATTGTGTTTATTGTGTTTCCCACGATTATTTATACGATATTGTTCTATCTTTTCGAAATTATTTTTTCGATATCGTTTATCATGTTCTTTTCTTTTTTCGGGGTTATCTTCACGCCATTGTTTCTTATGTTCTGGATTATTTTTACGCCATTGTTTATTATATTCGTTTTTATCTTCCCGATTGTCCAATGTCCATTGTTTCATATATTCTTTGCGTTTTTCTTTATTGTCAATACGATATTGCTTATCATATGCTTTTCTATCGAACATAATTCTCCTAATCCATTCTCCCACCCTCATGGACTTAGCCACTGCAGTCGGCTACCCTATCACCTCTAAGAAATATAAGCACAGGCTTATATTGTAGTGTGATATTTATTATGCCAATATTTGGTGAATGTTTTATCACAATGTCGACTAATCTAACACTCACCGCTCGCCACCTTGCCTTCATTCGAAGTTGGAGTGGCTCTTTGGTGGAGGCGGAGGACGGTCAGCCCTCGTGCAAGAACAAGTATCGACTTGGTGATACCCAAATCCACTATGCCTATTCCTGTCGAACATACACCCCCATATTAAATAACTACTTCAAAGACCGTTCTTTTCTTCCTAATTCTATCTGCACTCTTTGCATTATAGGCTTCAATTTCTGTTTCGATGTTATAGCCCTCTATATGCTCCGTATGCTGTAAATCAATTTTAATGCTATCTATCCTATTTGAGCTATAAATGATATGTATATTCTGGCTTGCCCTACTCGTTAACTGCAAGCCCCTTTCGCTATATTCATTAGCCCCCACAATAGAACTACCCCTTGCGTATACATCACCTATCCTGGCAGAATGTAAATGTCCGGATATTATAAAATGTATTGTTATACCTTTAGCCGCATATTTGCCCTTTATCCCCTGTATAGCTTTCTCAGTCTTTCCTTTTATTTGATGTCCATGAATAAGTAATATATTTTTGTTTCCTACTTTCACGATTTGCTCCATCGGGTCCGAGTCTGATAAGAATAAGATTCCTTTACTTCCCCTGAATAGATAATTTAATATATTAAATATCGTAAAATCGTAGTTATCGGTAGCTAAAATATCATTCCAGGCTATATCTTTTGCTATCCTGCTTTCGTTACCCGTTACCCCTGCCACCGTTAAGTTAAAATCTTTATTCAAGTCAAGGATCATCAGTTCAATTAACCGGACAGCCAAAAAAGTAGCCTTGCTACGATTGGTCGCCTGTGCCAATAATTCATCAAGTCGCCGGTCGCTATTCATCAAGTCACCGGTCATAGCGAATAATACATTCTTAACATTCTTTAGCTTAAAATATTCTCTTGCCTCTTCAACGAATAATTTACACCGCTTACTTGCTATATCAAAATCATATTTATTAATAGCCAAATTAACCAGCTCATTAAAATGCGGGTCGGTTAAATGGAATATTCCCGCCGCTTCATTCTGGTAATTCTTATGTTTTATGGTAAATTTAGCGAGATTATACTGGTCTAAAATCTTAACTAATTCTTGATTATATTCAGCTACTGCATTATCTATCCTGGCATATTCCCGGAAGGCTTTCCGTTCTATCCGGTTAGAATCGGCAAATCGTTGTGTTTTTTTGGCAAGTTTAATATTTTCTCTTAGTAACTCAAGGTCTATATCAGGGAATTGACTTAGAATATCTTCATCTAAAAATTCTTTATCACAGCTATTACAATAAAATCTTTGCTTTTTAACTGTTTCCCCTTTTTTGAGTGGTTTATATCCTGAATATTTCCAATTACTTGAACCACATTTAGGGCATTTAATACTTAGTGGCATATATTCCCCCAATCAATATTTTGTTATATTTTTTACTATTACAACTCTGGCAAGTGGGAACTATATTTTCTTTTGTATTGTCCCCACCTTTACTTATCGGTATAATATGGTCTTTTGTAGGTAAATTTTCCTCATCAAATTCACAACCACAATAAGCACATCTGTAATTGTATGCTTCTAATATATCTACCCATTCATTTAAAGTTAAGGTGTTAATAATTACTTTTTCTATTGCACGTCTTTTGGAATAACTTCTTTGACTACAAGCTTTCCCCTTTTCTGTTTTAAACCAAATCCTACCTAATTCTAAATATCTTTCCTTATGTTTCCTTTTATATTTTCTCCAATATTCTGGATTTTCTTTCCATAGTTTTTTTTGTATATTTTGAGATTCTTTCCTTATTTTTTATGTAATATTTTTTATAATATCCTTTAAGATATTCTTTATTATCTTCTTGCCATTTTTTCCCTTTTTTTAATATTTCCTTTCTGTTTTCTCGATAATATTCTTTAAAATGTTCTTTAAAATATTTTTTTCTTTTTTCTTTATTTCTTATATAGTATTTTTTATTATATTCTTTCATATAATCTTTGTTGTTATTCGCTTGGATTCTTTCTCTATTATCTATATAATATTGTTTCTGTCGTTTTAATTTTTCTTCCTTATTTTTTTGATAATATATTCTATCCCTCTTTTTTTGATCTTCTTTATTCTTATATGGCATTAATTACCTCCAAAAAAAGTTGTCAAGTTCTTCCTCCTTTACTTATTCAAATTCAAAATATCTTTCGATTTTATCATTCTCCTCATTCTCATATTCCTCTTTATCTATCTCTAATCTGTTTTTACAGTAAGGACACATCGACACATATTTATCATTAACCAACCTAAATGATATAACCCAGCCACAATTCGGGCAGGTATAGAATCTATCATCTACCGCTACCATCTTTATACCCTTACCTTACACCTCTAATCAATCTAAGGTTATTCACTCCGTAGACAGCCATATAATCTCCTCCTTCTGCCCAATATGGAGGGTTGCTATCTAAACTCTTATCGTAATAATGCCTAACGCCTACAATAGGGTTATGCTTTTCTGCACTTTGCATAACAACTACTGCTACACCAATGCATACTTCCCAAAGCCTGCCTTTAATTATTCCCTTTATTACCTTATAATTATGGTCATCTTTATTCCAACAGCTAAACTGTCTCGGTTGTAAAACAACGTCTTTATAAGTATTACCATGTCGTTTAGCTTGTAGCCTGTTTCGTATAACCCAACCCACAATAAGCATCGTTTCTATGCTCTCTCCTCTTGCTTCACCATAAATTGTTTTTGCAAGATGTAAAAGGTCAGTATTTAGGTTTGCAATCTTAGATAATTTAGAAATCATTTAATCACCTTCACAATCTTTTTTCCCGCTTTGTAGATAAAATTTAACTATCAGCGTAACCAGCCCAGCAAATATACCATATACAGTTGTCAGGAATGTATCTAATTCAATACACCCCGAAAAGATATTTAGGGTAACTTTTAGGAAACAATATAATATTGCAAATACTAATATTCGCCTGATTAAGTGATACTTATTTACTAGATTATTCATCTCTTCGTACCAAAATAAATACCGAGAATAGATGTTATAAGGGAAACAACGAAAGCAATAACCCCACTTTGCCCCTTCATCTTTGCTATATCGGTGCTATTCTTAAAAGACCTGCCGTTCAATACGTCTAATCTCGTATTGACTTCATCAACTTTTTTATCGGTATTTTTAACGATTTCTTCTATTACTATTAATCTTTCTTTAATTGTTTTTTCAGGCATTACATCATCTCCTTAAAAATTCATTCCAAAAAATATTGCATTATCTTCTGCTGCTTCCAGTGTTTCCTCACTCCCATAGGTAAGCAAAGCATCCCATAAACTATTATAGGTTGCTTTTATCCAAGCGGGATTTCTTTCTGTTCCTGTAAAATTCGATACTCTTATTTCATCTTCTATCCCATCCATATATTCGTGTAAACTTGTATGCGCCCAGTCACCAATATTAACATTTGCATTATTGGTATTCATCGTTTTTTTAGTAACTGCACTACCAGAAGCAACACCATTGATATAAAATTGGTAATTAGTTCCATCATTTAATATAGCCACATAAATCCAATTTCCTGTTACAGCAGTTCCAGCTGCACTATCTACTCCAGTATCTGCACCATCTCCAGATTGTCTCATGACAAAAAGAAAATAACCTGCCAATACTGCCGTCAAATGCCAAGCCCTTGTCGTTCCATCCCAAAATTTAGAAATTATAACTCTATTGTCAGATAAATCATCTATATTAACAATTGCCTCAATTAAGAAATTACTCGTTAAATCAAGGTCTGCACTATCGGGAATAACTATTCTATCATTACTGAAATCCTGTCCGTACCCCACTTTTGCAATTGCAGTTAGAGGATTATTGGCACTGGTTTTTGTGCCGTTATTATTATTAGATGTGCTATCTTTTATCGTTGAAGTCGTTGAGTCAACCATGTGCTGAACCATCTTGAAATTATTATTCCAAACTTCCGCCCTGCCATTTATTCCACCTATATAATCTGTATTGTGGTCTGCATCATTGTCAAAATAGTAATAGAAATCTGTATCTACATCTGGAGAAGTAGTTGGTATTTTAATATGGTATATTGCGTCAATTTCCGAGACATCAAAAAGTTCTTTTTCAGCATATAATAAAGTATTATCACCTAAAGCAAACTGACCTCTATCAAAATCTGCGTCCTCATCAAACTCGGCAAATATTTCTTCTGCCTGTGTTGCTGTAAAAAAGGCAGTTACTGGAAAATCAGATAGAGTGTCATCTATTTTAGTATGGTCAGTAGTTAATTTTATTCGCTGGTCATATCCACCCACCCAACAATATCCCGTTAAGGTAAAAGATAATATTAGAATTATAATTAATGGTAATATAAATTTCTTCATATTTTCTCCTTTATTAATCATCAGTCGCAAATGTTTCAGTCCCCTGACAATACCACTTGTCGCCATCCTCATCATCAAAGGCAAAACTCACTATACATCTATTATTATCAGCAGTAGGAACGCTTACTTTTGTCCCATTAGCCCAATATATCCCTGCTGGAAAGGTAATCGTATAGGCGTTAGCACCTGCGGGTTGGATGATAATTAGCATATAGTTACCTGAATTAGCGGGGTTAGTAAAAGCCAAAGTAGTATTTTCTGATAAAGTTATTCTTGCTTTATTAGAATTACCCCAATCTATTGTGGCAGTTCCTTCAGAAAATTCTATAGTCTGGACAGTAAAACCTATTGAATGAGCACCTGCATCTAATTCTTCGCCAAGTTCTGGGGCAGGATCATCAACTAAAGCCTCGATATATGTTCCTAAATCACTAATATCCGCTTCAACCAATGCTCTACTTTCCCAGCTATCACCATCTGCAACTAAAACATATTTATCAGTAGGTGTAGTAACACCAACATCGCTTAAATCTGATAATTGAGAAGCACCGCCACCAGAAGGAGTATCTATCCAAGCATAGCCATCAACGGTTGTTTCTAATACTTTTGTGGCAGCAGCAGGATGAGCAGGAATATCGGCAAGATCAGCAAAATCTTCTCCTGTAATATCATTAAGTAAAGTAACACTCCAGATAGTTTCCATCTCGCCTTGAGTATCAATAGCAGTTTTTAAGTAGTAATCAGTAAGAGCAGTAGCTAATTCTGTAGTATCTACGATGTCAGCACTATAAATCGTTTCAACTTCGCCTAAAGTATCTATGGCACTCTTTAGATAGTAGTCAGTTAAGGCGGTAGCAAGTTCCGTGCTATCGGTTACATCAACACTCCATATAGTTTCTACTTCACTCAATGAGTCTATTGCTGTTTTTAAATAATAATCAGCTAAAGCAGCAGCTAATTCATCGGAATCAGTTACATCTTTAATCCAGATTGCCTCCATTTCCGAGAGGGCATCCATTTCAGTTTTGAGATAATAATTATCGAAGATCCCTAAAGTACCACCTGTAGTCTCATCAGCAGGGTAGCTGTCATCACGCTTGGAATGTTGCAAAAGAAAACCCAAATCATCAAGTATTTGTCTTTTTTCATTTTCTGTTTCCAATGCATCTGCCTTATCCGCAGTCGATACATAAAAATTGGTCCCTGATTCCATTGTATATTTATAATAAGCAGCAGAAACATTCAGACTAAACGCTAATAATATAATCGGTAATATTATCCATAGTAACTTTTTATTTTTTAACATTATTTATCGCCTCGTTTTTAGTTGGTTTATAATTCATAATTTCGGTTAGGAGCATATTTTTCAAAGAGATCATAGAAAATTGGCTCAAACGATTTCCCGCCTCTTCCCTGAAAAACTGGTCAAGTATTTGTGTAACTTTGGTTATTAGATTTTCCATTATTTTGTTCCTCCTTTCGTAAAAATAAAAAAAGCGCCACAAACTAAGAAACTTAATTCTTAATTTTGGCGCTCTATGGCACTCTACAGACTTATTCAGTTTTTAGAAATTACTTATTAATTATTAAAAATCTTCTTTAGCTTTTTCTATCTCTTTTTGTTTATTAATTTCAGGAAGGTCTTCCTGGTGAATTTTTACACCTTCAAATATTAACCGACAACTTAACCAATAACCTTTTTCGGAATTGTAATATATATATATTTGTTTTATCTCCTTCCCAGCATAACCAGTGCTCCAATTTTCTTGTTGGTTCACCATATCTCTCTTCAAAAATCATTTTTAGAATATTAAAATCCCTATTTAATTTAACGTCATTCAATTCACTACAAATAGCTTCTACTTTATATAATTGGTTACTACGTAAATTAAATGTATATTCTATATCATAAAATTTGACACTGCCTATAAACTTTTTTTCATCTCTTTTATGATATATATTCCCTCTATCTGTATTTTCACTCACCATTTGTAAGAAAAATACCATATCCTCTGCCGGTGCGTCTCCCCATTTCAATCCTCTAAATCCATCAGGTTCATTCTGAAAAGCGAATCCTATTCCTGTAATTAGAAATATTAAGATTATACTTAATAAAATAACCTTTTTCATTCTATCCCTCCCAAGATAAAATTTCTTTAATTATTTAGGATTTATTTACTCAACACTTCTATAACCTCGCAAATTGTCCCTATATTACTTTGTATATTATATATAAAATAATGCAAAATTAAATTCCAGACAATTAATAATCCACCTATAAATATCATTTAATACCTCCTAAATATTATTGAATTTGTTTTTATTATATACCATAATATCAATTTTTTCAAGTTTTAGGATTATTTTTTATAATAGCTTCTACCTTCGTATTGTATTTCTGAAACCCTTCATCTGTTATACCCAAATAATCTAATATTGTTTTTAACGTTTTTCTATGTAATTTTGCTTCAGAAGAAGGATTGTATAACTGGTTTATTTTTCCAGCCAGTGCCATTCGTCTATTCGTATTAAAAAAATAAGCGTATTGATTATAGTCAAATGGAATTATCTTCCCATCTTTAAATTCATATAATGGAAAATTCCACCAAGTTTTTTGCTCTCTAACTATAAATGCTTTATGGTCTATTTCTTTTGTATCTTTCCCTTTTTCATCTTTCTTATAGAAGATTTTTAAAGTATTTTTAATAAATTGGTCATTACCATCTAAATCTATCATTTCATCATAACCAAAAAATTCATTATCACTTATTCCTCTAATAATATTGTGTTCGATAGCATCTTCTTCGAAATTCATCTTTGAAATTTTCAGATATAATTCCATATTATTCTCCTTTACCAACCAGTAGAAAGATTCCAATATCCCCAAGCGTTATCAGGCGAGCCAACGTAACCGTGAAATTTAGGATTTACTCCCCCATCCGTATCGTAGGTTAAATCTCCTGCATGTCCAGTCGGTGCTGATGAAAGATTACATAATTGTAATGTTCCTGTAGGATAAAATATAAAAGCATTATCTATACAATTAATTATTGTTTTTTTATCATTATAAAATTCTATTCTGGGAATATTAAGTCCACCAAATGCTATAGCGGAAGCATGTAAAAGAACAAATCCACTTTGTAATCCAGCTTTAGCCCACACCAAACCTTGTCCGCTTGCATCATAAAACCTGATTCCGCTATCTTCAAAATATATATCTTCACTCGTCCCACTGCCAACTCTAAATCTTGTTCCGTAAATTGTGCCAGCGTGAACCGTTCCTAAAATAGCTTTAATTGCCGATAAACTATCAACGTTTATTTTCCCAGCGGTAACCGCTCCAGCCTTTATTTTATCAGTTTCGATAGCATCAGCATTTATTTTGATAGCAGTTATAGCGTTAGCTGCTATTTTGTCAGCTGTCACCGCTCCAGCCTTTATTTTATCAGTTTCGATAGCATTGGCGACTATTTTACCGGCAGTAACCGAACCATCGGGAAGTACGAGCGTATTGTTATCTAAATCAAAATATACCAATCCATTAGTGGATTCTATTTTTCCGGTTCGGATATATTTACCGTTTATAATCGTCTGGCCATAAGTAAGAGATACTCCCCGCACTCCTTCAACTACAGAATGCAATACACCAATCAGGAAATAATAATAGGTCTCGTCATCATCAAATTTTTTTTGCGTTTCATCGACTACAATCTGCCCGGTATATCCGGGCTCTTTAGTGCATTTTGCGTAAATATAATATGGTGTAGCATTTACCAAGCTATCCTGGGTATTCTCCGATAGTGTCCATGTTCTTATCTCATCCGCAATCGATAAATGAATCAGTTGACCTGCACTGGCATGGAATTTGCTTACATCGGATTGATAGTTCCCCTCAATTTCAATTTCCTTTAAAATAAACTGTGTAGATTTTGCCCCAACTGACAGCATTCCGGTTTCAACCGAAGCAGGCCGGATATTTCCCATATCGAAATATCCGTCTGTATCAAAAACCATCGTCCTTAATTCTTCTGAAGTTCTCCAATTCCGCCTTGACCTTATAATATCGCCACCATAACCAATCTCTATTTTTTCTTTCAAATCTTCCTGCTCGGAATATAGCCGTTGGATCAATTGTACTTCTAAATGATCAGTTAATTTTAGAGTATATTTATATTCATTAGCCACCGATTTAGTTAATTCTACTATCCGGGTCATTACATCTATCCCTAAATCTGTATCTTCTATTGTAATAAAATCCCCTGCTTTAAGGTCAATAAGATGGGTTTTAAAATAACGGGGGTCAGGAGTGAGGATATAGGTTACTCTCGGTTCGCAGTTATCATCAATATAGGTTTGGGCTTTGGCTTGTAGGGCTGTTTCAGCAGTATCTATATAAGATTGTGGAAGATATATTTCAAGTAGAACATATTTATCACCAACAGCAGGCTTTAAAGTGGCATTCGGCATTTCATAACCTACCTCGTCCTTATAGGCTATAATAGTAAATTCTTTGGTAGCGTTATTATAAGCAGAGACTTCAAATTCATACCCGCCTAAATTCCCAGAATTAAAATGGAGTTTTGCAGTTACGCCGGAAAGCAGATAATCATTCAGGTTAAAATCCATTCCACTATCAGTAAATTTTGTTATATCCGCCCCATCAACCGCGCTAATAGTCCCTTCCCGGTGTGGGTAAATATCCTCAAATATTTCTGTATGTTCAATTGTGCCATACTCATCAACATTCTTTTCAAGGTAGGATAATCCGCCATCTACAAATATCAATCTTCTTGAATGGTCTCTGTAATCATTTGCTAAATTTTTCTCTGAGCCAAAAGCATACAGCCTTGTAATGATATTTTTTTCACTTAGTGTAGTCCGTTGTATATTTCTCAAACCTTGCTTATACATAAAAGTTAAACCGGAATCACTGCCCGCCTTATCAGTAAAACAAATATCTTTTTCATCGAAATAAAATTCCCCTTCAAATTCATTACATAGTTTTTGCAAGACTTGCATACAATTAGCTTTGGAAAAGTGTAGCAGCTTATAGTCTGCATTTGTCTGGTCGCAAGTCCCCTTTGCCCAATCTGAATGCGTTCGGTTCATGTTGGTTACAATTAAATTAATAAAAGTTTCTAAATTCCCCACCAAGTCAAAATCGGAGTTTCCGTCACTATCTAAAAATTGGGTCTTCAATAATTCATAATACTCGGACTCGAAAACGAGGTTATAATCAAATGAATTTGAACTGCTCTTTTTGATATTTGGGAGGTTATTTACATAATAGTTTATACCATCATAAATAACGTAATCGCCGATAGTGATGTCTAAGATATCATGAGAATTAAACGTTGACTTTATGATATCCTCACCCAACAACTGACGAATGAGTCTCGTGTTATCATCTATATGAAGACTAAGATTAACTTCTGCACCTCTATAGATATCTAGCATTATTTCTCCTTATTTACTAATGATTTCCTGCGATTTTAAGACAACTTTTAGACGACCAATATATTCTTTTTCTGATTCATTTCTTAGCCTAAAATTATCTTTCCAGACTTGCCTTTCCTGTCCAGCCTTTATTTTTTGCTCTTCTCCCCAGGTTTTACAGCTTTCTACATGGGAATTATAACTTTGAAAATCTATATTATTCTTGTCTAATATCCCTTTCCTTAATGCTTTAATTTCTTCATCTATACTATATTCTTTTCTAATTTTAGCAATCACTTTTTTATCAATTATTTTATCCTCTAAAATATCCTCGGCAAATAATGTTTCTTCCTGTTTGCCGGTTTCAGAATTTATCTGTTCTTTAATTAAATATTTATACATTTTATTTAATCTCCTTTCTATATTATTATTTTAAAACAAAACTCCTTAAAATCTTTTTTCTTCGCAAAATTCATTGACCATTTCTCTTGTTAATTTTTTCCTTCCATAAATTCTATGAAATTCTTTATGACAATCTTCGCAAAACGTAATACCGTTATTTATATCGAGAATCTTATCTTTATTCCCTTGATAATCTTTGATATGATGAGCATTTAAAATGCCACCTTTTTGCCCGCATTTTTGGCAAATATAATTGTCTCTTTTATATACATCTTTTCTCCATATCCTATAATTGCCTTTTGTCATTTTGCATTGTCTTTCTCCTGTAATTCCACCTTGCCAATTCCAATGTTTTTTGCCAAAATAATGGCGAGAGACTTTTTTTATATTCTCTTTCCTTAAACAACCACAGCTTTTTGTTTTGTCTAATAAAAAATTACTATTTGATACTTCACATATATTTCCGCAGTCACATCTAAAAATTGAATACCCACTTTTTTCCGCAGGTTTCAAAACCGTTAATCTATTTTTCTTTGTGCCAGGCTTTATTGTTTTTGATAACTTTTTTTTAATTGCACATTTTTGACAAAGAAAAGAACCCGATTTATTTAATACTGAAAAATATCTTTCAAAAACAACTCCGCATTTAGGGCACGTAATAACAATTTTTTTCTTACTATTTGGTTTTAATTTATTTAAAGGAATCTTCTTCCCTCTATATATTATATAATTACTGTATTTTAACATATCTTATTATACCATATAATATACATAATAACAAGAGTTATTCCAATTCGTTTATCCAGTTATCCAGTAATTGATAAAAATCTTAAATCTTTAGCAAGTCTAATTAGTAATCTTAGTTTTTCTAATTCCACGTCAATCTGGAAAAGATGTGGAATCTTGTATCTACTTTTATTCGCCTGAATAATAAGTTTTTGTATATCTACCATGCAATTTTCTACCTGCTGAGCTAAAACAAATCTCTGCTTTCTCGGAAATTTATCGAGAATTGGAAACAGATATAAAATTAAATCATATGTTTTTTGGTAAATTATTAATTTTTCATTCAAAACAGATTCTCCGATACCAGATTACAGATAATATTATCTTGCAGCACGGAACCCGAGACTGCTGTACGTACTCGACGGTGCATAACCCAAATTCAGACCGAGAATTCCAGCACCCGAAGTAATATCCCAAAAGCCGCCACGTCCCGCAGCCCTTTCGCCAGTATAAGCCAAGTAAGCCTTGTCACTTCCATATTCAAGAACAGCTGAGCCAGTCGTTTTAGGTAATGCTGCTTTTTTCCCGTTAACGTCAGAATCTTCAAGGGTAGCTATGTAATTAGACGAATTTGGCAGAGTTAATCCAGCTTCCGGGAATCCAGGATTAATTATATGGTCTGTTCCGCCTACTCCAGATACACTATTTCCGCCACCTATAAGTAGGTCTATCCATTCATAAACATTTCCATTTAAACCCCAAACTCCGAGTGGATGTCCGGTTAAACTCCAAGTGTTCGGACCGCTTCCGGTAAGACATCTATCGATACCATCATCAGTTCCAGGTTCTATAGGATCTCTCATTCCATAATTTTCAGGGGAATCAGCATCCTGGTAATCTCTACCATAATTATTATTTCCTTTTGGAAGGTCAATCCCTGCTCTTCTCTTATCACCAAAAATCATACAAGCCAAATAAGCCATACTTGCCCATTCGTAAGCTGTTACCATGTGGTATTCTGGTATAGTGTAACTATCGCCACTTGCCACATTCGACGGTAGGTCAGGTTCAAAATATACCGTTGTTGCAGCAGGATTAAATCCAGTAATTCGCCTTATATAAGTTAGTCCATCAGCGACAAGAGTAATCTGTATTTGTGTACCTACTGCATATGTGGGTAAGTGGACTGTATCGGTTAATTCATTGGCTGCTCCTGCTGCCGCCGAAGCTGTGCTCGTGTTAGAAGCTCCCCTATTTTCACAGGCTACTTTTGCATTAACCCAGGAAATATCTGTCCAGGGCACTTTGAGTACTTGTGATACTCCGGGAATAGCTCCGGGGGTATTAGCTGCTGTGCCACCTCTCGAAGCCATAGTAGAGTCAGGTTGGCTGCATTGATATTTATCAACCCAGAATCCGCCCATATTTATCCCGTTTAAATTCGGTTGAGCTACAAAACCCGCAGTTACATATTTTGGTATCCATATCATATTTGAATGAGATGCAAGAGCCGTCACTCCATCTGTATGGATAAATGTCTCTTGTCTCATAGCTGCAAGAACATTTCTTACAGCCTCATCGATGTCCGCTCCTTTGTGAATCGAATTATAATCTGTCATTATTTTATCTCCTTATATATTTATATTTTTTTATTCTCTTATTCTCTTATCGTAAATGTAAGTCCATCGGAATCTAACACTGGACTTCCATCAGAATCTAAGAAATCATCATAAACAATTGCTATGGTAAATACCAAATTACTCACATCATATCCATTTGTTTCAGTAATTTTCACCAGACATATTGAAGAATCTATATAGGGAATTGTCCAGCTATAAATTCCGTCACTCGTTGTTTCATAATTAATTACCCTCCAAGATGCTCCATTGTCATCACTATATTCTATCTTTACATTAGTTACGCCATCGCTATCCCAGGTTATATTATGGCTCGTTCCCGGTTGCCAGTTTTCTCCTCCGTTAGGAGAAATGACAAAAACAAAAGTTGGCACTATTATAGGAACAGGTTCTCTTAATGGAATATAAAACTTGCCCACCAACTTATCTCCGTCCCATTTCGTCAAAATATTAAATGTTGAATTTTCTTTAAAATATACATTGTAAACCATGCTTCCGTATGGCAATTTTAGGGTATGCAGACCCGAACTTACCAATACCGTTTTAAAAGCATTTAATTTTGTCAAGAAATCTATTTTTGAATCAGCTACAATATGGCAAATTAATCTGACATTTCGAGCATCCCAATATATATCTTCTTCGTCTGTAAATGATTGCACCCCATTGGAATCTTCCCAACTGTACTCAGTTACCCCTTTCCGTTTTGGAAAATCCCAGAATCCGCTTGATTTTTCTACGTATATTCCGTATGTATCTGCTAAATCTAAACCGTCGAATAGGTAATTTTTTTGCATATTAACTGCCTCCTATACCCCTTAAAGTTTCATTTTCTAAAGAGCCACCTGTATTCATTTTATTCCAGATATTCTCTAAATATTTATTGTATTCGGTATTATCGGCAATTCTCGAATTGATTATTATAATATTCTCCATATTAGAAAGTATACTTACGGTATTTATTCTAATTGCCTGGAATTGGCCAGCCAATAATCCTGCTGTTTCTTCTGTTATACCTGCAATAGCCCCGGTTAAACCTGTTACACTTGGAATCGCCCCCACTGCCTCTTCTAATCCTAGACCTGCTGCTTCTAATATATCTGCAAATGCACCCCATTCTGTTTCTATATCTTCAAGCATATTTTGAAATGTTGTTGATAGAAATTCTATATCCTGAGCTGTTAACCCTCCATCAGGAGTGCCAAGTCCGAGAAGACCTGCAAATCCACCTCCAGATAATATACTAAATAAATTATACCAATCCTCAATATATTTCGTGATTATGGTTCTTTTAAAGGCATCTACAATCGCCTTTTTCATCATATCGTTAAAAGTGTCGGCGAAAACTTGGGCCGAGTCTAATCCTTGAGAAAATCCCTCTGCAATAGCATCAGCGATTGTTTCGGCAGTAGTTCCAGTGAGGATTTGTTGATATTGTTGGTTCAAATTAAATATTTCTGCATTCACACTTTCTATGGAAGATAACCAATTATCTATTGCTTCTTGATTAGTCTCATCCCATGTCCACCATAGGAATTGTCCATAAGCTGCCTCTTCTGCAGCTATCAGATCATAATATACATCAATCTGCTCTTGCAATAAGGCGATTCTCTCTTTTATTGCTGCTGTTTCTGCTATTCCTGTTGCCTGATTCAATATATACTGTTGTGCCTGTAATTCAAGAGTAATCTTTTTTAACTCTTCTTCTAATTCTGGAACATCAGTTTTATGTTGCACAAACAAATTAATAATACTGCTTATAATAGTTGCGATTCCACCTAAGGCTGTTGCAATACCACCAATACCACCCATAGAAAACCCAGAGGCTATTTGTCCAATTCCACTTACTAAATCAGCCATATCATTTATAGCTTCTTTAAGTTCGGAATCAAAATTACCTACGGCATCAGCTAAGTTATGCAGTGCATTTACAGTATCATCGATTTCACTTCTCACGTTTTCCCAGATCTGCTTTTGTGATTCGGCAATTGCTTCATCGATTTTAATTATTTCGTTGCGATAATTAGCATATTCTAATTTCATTGCTTCAAGAGTCTTAATTTTATTTTCTAATTCTTTATTATTTAAATCTTCCCCAAATGCTGCTAATTTCTCATTAACTTCTTTTGTTGCTTCGCTTGCTTCTATTTCTGCAATAAGCATTTCTTCTATATTTTTTAATCTTTCTTTTTCATATTCATCGTCCGTTAATAATAATAATTCAGCGGTCTTTTTATGGATAGAAATAATTTTTTCTTCCGTGGTCTGGTAAGCAGCAAAATAAGAATCTAATAATTCTCTTTTTTCTTTGGCTGCTGCTTTTTCTATTTTAATTATTTCCTGTAATTTATTTCTTATAAATTCAACACGTTCTACATCAATTACTTTTTCTGCTTCGAGTTCTTTCAATTTCGCTTCAAGTCTTTTGACATAGGCTTCTTTTTCTTCCCCTATTTGCTTTTCCCAGCCCTCTTTGAATATAGCCAATTTTGCTTCTGCTATTTCTTTATCATATTTAAGATTAATTTCTTTTTCATTTTCTTTATGCTTTTCAATAGTCAATAAATACTCATCAGTGCCTTCTTTATAATTTATAATTATAGCTTCAAAATCATCTTTTTCAGCCTTAAGGTCTTTTTCTCTTGCTTCTGCAATATATGCAAAGAGCTCATCTTCTATCTTCTTCTTTTTTTCTATTACTGTCTTGTTATATTCATATATATCATCAGTAATTATTTTGGTTAAATCGGCATTGCCCTTATATTTTTCCAGCATATCGGAAAGATATTGACCGTAGTTTTCAGCGTCTTTGAATAATTGTACGTTAAGTTTTATTACTTCCTCTTCCCCTAATTCAGCTATATCGCTTAAATATAGTTTATATCGGCTTGCCATATATTTTAACTGGGCTTCTACTTCTTCGGTATCAATAGTAACTGTGGTTATGGTTTTGGGGCCTCCATTGCCTTTATCGGGTTTAGGAGTTGCAATCGGCTTGCCTTGTTTTAATGCTTCTTCTAATTTATTTATTTCTTCCCTTTGAATCCTTACCGCTTCCGTTGTTTTCTCCACATCAAGCCTTAATTGTATTTCTGTTTTGCCCACTTTCAATTCCGCTGTTGCCAAATCAAGCATTGTTTCCTCAAGGTTTGTATCTTTTGCAAATAATGCATCGGTAACTTCTTTTATTAATTTTATTTGCCTTTCGGTAGTATCCTCTCCCAGTTTCATATCTTCTTGAATGTCACGTATTCTTCCACCAAAATTCATGACTGATATTCCTGCTCCATCATATACTTCAATAAGTGCTTTTATCTGTTTAGTATAATCATCACCATAATACATGCTCATTGTTCGAAAAAGTTCCTTAATAGGAGCAGTCTGTCTATTACTGATTTCTTCATACCAAGTAGCTACTTTTTCTTTTAATCTTTTTACTTCTTTATTTGCTTCATCCTCACTTCTTTCAAATCTTGTCAATGCTATTGCTGCTTGCTTTTCCTCAATTTCTGCTAAAGTTAATTCTGTTTTCATAATTCGTAAAGTTGCTTCTGCAGTTTCCTCTTTGGCTGCGGTTAGAATATCAAAGTCTGCCCCAGCTTCTCTGGCAGCTTTTCCAAGATTTGGTAAGAGAGTAATTAAGGCATCTTCGGCAGATTTTAATTCAATCGATACATCTTTACCCTCTTTTAATTTACTTCGTAAATCCTCTATTTTAGCGGTTAATTCATCAATCCTACTCTGTTTTCTTCGCAAAGTATCTGCTAATTCTGAATATGCACGGCTCATATTAGATAGTGAATCAGTAGCACCGCTCATGGCTATATTAATTCCTTTGGCTATACCGTTCATAGATTTTAATATTTCGTCTCCGAGAGGTTTTAATTTAGCCATTACATTATTATGCAAGATAGATAATTGATTTTCGGTGGTGTCCATCATGGTGGCAAAGGCTTTATCGGTAGCACCTAAAGAATTTTCTATCTCATTTAAGGTCTTATTATAATTTTCTCCTTCGTTTGTCATAACTGCCAATAATCCGATAAGTCCACGAACATTAGGGAATAATTCCATTAATTTTTGTTTTTGGCCTTCGGTTGCATCACTCATTTGTTTTAACATGTATTCAAGGCCTTTTGATTTTAATGTAGCTATATCAAATTCAATCCCCATTTCTTTAGCTGCTTTGGCTGCTTCAGCACCTTCTTTTGATGCACGAAGTAAGGCAGTAACAAATCCTCTTATACCGGTAGAAACAATATGAGGTTGTATCTTCTTGACCGCCTCAGCATAAAAAGCACCGAGGTCATTAAAGCTCATCCCAGCTTCAGCAGCAAGTCCTGTTACCATAGATAAAGTTGGGCCCAACTCTTCCATTTTTACTTTACCTAATTTAACTATGGTAAATAATTTATCAGATATTTCAGCGGCAGTTCCAGCGGCTTCTCCATAGGCGTTCATTACATAGGTCAAGGCGTCTGCGGCGGTAAAGGTATCAGTTACAGAGGCAGTAGCAAGTTCAGCGGAAGTTTTAAGGATATCCATAGCTTCCGCCCCGTCATAGCCAGCCGACACGATTTGATAAAGAGCTTTGGTCAACTTTTGGGCATTATCTGGGACGGTCTTTGACATATTGATAATTTCTTGAGAGATTCCTTTGAAATTATCTTGTGTCGCTTTGGAAATAGTCTGGACTTCTTTCATTGCTGTTTCGAATTCTTTGGAGAAGTTGTAGGCTTGCTTAGATATTTTAGCAAAGACAAGAGCAGAACCTATTGCAAGTCCGGCAAAAATATCCATCTTGGTTATTGATTTTGATAACGTTGCCAATATCCCTTTGGCTTGTGTAGAACCAGCCATAAGACCAGCATTATCTAAAAAAGTTTTCCAATATAAAGAATCTGATCCGCCTACGTCTAAAGCCATATCATTTCACCTCAATTAAATTCTTTTTTGCATTCCCCTCGTTAAAAATATCCCAGCGTAAGGGCAATTTATTATCATTTAATCGAATACCTTCATTAATATAGTCCCCAGCCTTATTGTAGTTCTTCTTCTCAAATTCATAAGTAGCCAGCCAGTTGAGTATTTCGGGAATAATTATCTTTGTATTACTGATCAATAACTGATCATATAAACTACCTTCACTATTTACGATATTAAGAGCTATTTCAAAATTTTCTCGAGCTTTTTCGTTGTCTTTACCTGCCCAGTAGTTACCGATCATTAAATATATTTGAGAAATTCTACTTGAATAATGGCAGGCTTCCCTTTCTATTCTTTCGGCATTTTCTATATCATTAAGTACTAAGTAAGATCCTACCAAATTAACAAATACCTCTAAAAAAGCTGTCCAGCCCTCATTATAATTTTCTTTTCTCATCTTTTTTATCCATATTTCCCCATATTTAATTGTATTTTTGAAGTCTCTTGTTACATAATAGGTCTTTACCAAATGTGTTAGATTGTGTAAATTCTCCGGATGTTCTTTATATTCTTTTTGGAGCATAGGTAAACTGCGTTCCATTTTCTTCTCATATAACTTCTCCCCTTTTTCACCTTGAAAAATATATCCATAATGTTTAAATATTATATGAGGAGCAAAAAGATAAGGAGCCTTACAAATTGGTTTATTATGCACTGCTTGTTCGTAATGAAAATCGCCATCATTTTTAAACAAACGTGGCTGTAACATTTCCGAATATTGCTTTAAATCTCTGGTGTGATAATTAAATAATTTTACAAATACAGAAGGCTCTTTATATTTTGGATTCAAGATTATATCCTCTAAAGGATATAAGCATTTTTGGTCAAGCTCTTCATCAGCGTCTAAAATAAGGATTTTATCTCCTGTAGCCTTTTTAATCCCATAATTACGAGCTTCGCTAAAATTCCAGGGGATAAATTCTTTTTTATATACCTTGTCGGTATATTCTTTAGCTACTTCTATAGTCCTATCAGTACTTCCCGTATCTGTTATTAATAATTCGCACCATTTTTCATGTATGATAGGAAGGAAACTATCTAAACACCGCTTAAGATTTGCCTCCTCGTTCTTAGTAATTAAGCACATTGATAATTTTGGTTTCATTGATTCTCCTCTCTACAATAAATCTTTTATATCATTTATATCCTTTATTTCTAATTTATTTGCTTTTTTCTTCTTCTCGTTCTCGAGATCATATGAAGGGATACTGTTCATTAGCATTGCAAGATTTATGAATGAATATCCCCACAATACATCTTCCATAGTTAGCGAAGGAAAGTAATGCAAAATCCCACCAATAACTCTCCAGGGATTTAGGTTTTTTTGTTCGCCAGCAGATTCATTCCCTTTAGGCTGGCAAGCGAAGCTAAAAAAGGGGAGACGTCCATTTGTTGAATCACTAAAGTCAAAACTTTTAATCCTTCCTTTGCCGTCAAGTTTTCGTTTAGGAATTTGATTAATCTTCTGGATGGTTCTTTTTCACTATTCACAATCCCGTAAGCAATCATCTTAATTAATTTATCTTTATTTTCGACTATATTTTTAGCCCCTAAATCCAGGATATTGACTTCTTTCCCTTTATTATTTCCCTCATCTTTCATAACTCCCAATAATTCTTTGGTATCTAAATCCAATAAAATCTTACTAATCTTCAAAAGCGTCCCCATTCGAATAGGGTAAATAACAAATTTTCGTTTAATGGGAATTAAATTAAGCTTATGAAGTATATTCGTTTTGCTTACGGTTATTTCAAAATCTACCCCTTTTTCTAAAATGGAATCTATAGCATTTTGACGAACTTGGTTATCGTCTTTGGTATCCAATGGAACTTTAACTTTCTCTTTAGACTTTTTCTTCGACATATTTTCTCCTTTTTAATATAAAATAATCCTTCCAGAAATTTCTATTAATATTAACTTTACTGTTACAACTTCCACAAAGTGCTGTTAAATTATCTGGTAAACAATTTCTCTTGACATAGTCAATATGATGTATACTAAGTTTTCTTATATTCTCTATTTCAGGCATACCACATAATTGACATTTATATCCGTCTCTTTGTCTTATTAATTCTTTAAGTTGCCGATTAAATTCAACAGTATAAGGCTCAAAAGAAAGCCCGCCTCGCCAATTAGGATTTTTTTTACCAGCAAATATACCTTTACGAGTTTCACTCATTTTTTTCCTTGTTTCTTCTGTTGGATGCATATTTAAATGAGCGATTCTTAATTTTTCTTTTGATTCTTCTGAATGGTGTTTGCCTAACCTGCCAGAAGGTTTGCCTTTAAAAGCAATACTTATTCTTTTCTTAGTTTCTTCTGTACGATGTTGACCTAAATTGGAAAGTCTTATTTTTTCTTTAGTTTTTTCTGTGGGGTGTTTTCCTAACATAGCAAGTCTCTGTTTATTTTTATGTTCTTCTGTTCGTTCATATACCCCAGTTGGCATTTTTGCCTCCTTTTTTTAAATGTTATACCCGCCCTAAAATATTACTATCATAGAGCGGGTAATATAATCATTGCCTACCCTGCAACTTGTGTAATTACTATTGGGGATATCTGTGTCGAACTGGCAGGAATCATTACATCGCAAGAGAAACTAATCTGGCCTGATTCTGTTTTGGTAAACCGCAAATCCCCTCCAGCCTTGACAGAAGCTCTGGGAATCTGAATCTTTAACTGGAATCCTTTTATGACTTTAGATATTGCTTCTATACAGCTTTCCTTTATAACGGCAGCAGTCACGGCAGCACTCCATACTGTTCCTGCGGCAGATCCACCAAAAGCCTCTATTAATACAGCAGTACCCATATCCCTTGTAGCAAATTCGATAGTTTTCTTACTTGTGCCCAAAATAGATATATCGGGAAGGTCTGTTTCTTCTACAAAAAGGTCAGTACTTGCGGGGGCTTCTATGATAAGATGGGCACTGTCAGGAACAGTAGGGGATATTGTTGAAAGCGTAGTTCCCATTACTCCAGTTACTCCTACAGCTCCAATTCTTATACTTTCAAGTCCAATTAATCGAATGTTTGACATTAATATTCACCTCTTTCTTTATTTTTTTACTTTATTTAATTTATTTAAAATATTTTCTTCATTAACTTCAATTTCATTAAAATATACTATTTCCCAGCCATACTGTTTAAACACTTCTGACCTTTGGATTTTCCAATCTTCTATGCTTATATGATTTCTTTTCTTGTAGTATCTGGCATAAACCTCTATTGCTATTTTTTCGCTGTTAGTATTAATAAAATCAGGATTATACCTGCCTATAATAAAAGAACCATCACCAACATATTTATAAGGCAAATTATGTTTATCCACTATAGATTGAAACTTTTCTTCTAAGCTCGTTGGGATTCGCCTGCATAGAATCTTTTTAAGCACTTCTTTTGTGTAATGGGAATGAGCAATTCTATTTTTTTCTTTACTCTCTTCTGTATGACGTTTACCGTAAAAATGATTATTTTCACCACTTATTGCTATACTAATTTTTCTTTTCGTTTCTTCTGAAACTAAATGCCCTTTATGAGATTCGCTCATTTTTTCTATAATCTCTTTTAAGAAATGTTTATTTTTATTCCAAGGAATATTACCTAAGTGGCCAAGCCCTATCTTTTCTTTAGTTTCTTCTGAATGATGTTTGCCTTTCATAGGAGAAGGTCTACCCGAATTAGCAATACTCATCTTTTGTAAGGTCTCATCACTTAGATTTTCTCTCAAATGAGCAATCCTCATTTTTTCTCTGGATTCTTTAGTTGGAGATTCTAAATGTTTACCTAAATTGGCAAAACTTATTTTCATTTTATGTTCTTTACTTAAAGATTTACCTAATTTAGCATTTCTCATTTTTTCTAAAGTTTCCTCTAAATAGACTCCAGTTTTCCCTTTATTCCAAGGAATTTGACCTATAGGCATTTATGTATCTCCTTATTTCTCGATATAGCACTGTAGACGTATACTTGTATATGACATAGATATTTGTTCATTGTCCTGTAATAATATTTGGCTTGTGATATCAAAAACATAATAATTATTCGTAGCGTTATATCCTTCAATTACTGCCACCACCGCATCAGTTACTGCTCTTAATCGTGTGATATCAGGAGTGCTATTGACAAAATTCTTACAAAAGCAATTGATAATAAAAACAGAATCATTTGTAATTTCGCTACCTACATAATTCGACAAAGGCAGTATAACTATATCTTGTAGTTCGCTGTTTAAGGGCTTCTTATTCCTATAAATTCCACCATCAATAGTAGTTTTCACACTGGCTACATTAATAACCGGATAAAGTATATCTAAAATGTCAATCGTGGTTTTCACTACAATCCATACTCCTTTATCTTTTTCTTTAGAAGTGCCTTCGCTGCCGGTACGCTTCCGGTAATTACGTCTTTTCCTTTTGCCTCAACCGCCGCTGCATACTCCATGCCGGCGACCACAATCAGAATAAACCCTTTAGGATTTTCTCTTAATACTTCATCTGCTATTTTTTGACCTTGTGCCCTTCCTTCTGCAGTTTTCCCTTCAAACTTTCCTACAAGGATATTTCCATCCCTTGCCACAACATAACCAATAGAGCTTCTTAAATTTCCAGTTTGATCATGGAAAGAACCTGCTTCAGGTGTTTTTTCTCTGGCAGCATTAACACACGCTTCGCCTACCATAGCAAGTGTAGATATGATTCTTTTTTCGATACTTAGTACGAATCTGTCCACTCTATTATTTATACTACCTTGAGAGAAGCCAGGAATAAGCCCCATTTAACACTTTACCTCTACATGTTTCTGATATGGAAACAATTGCAAAATCACATGTTCTTTATTAAAAAAGGTTAATTTTGCATCATCGGGAACACTATTGACGCCGGTAAAAAGTGGAGACATGACGTACCAATTATATCCGATCATATTTCCCGATTCTCCTATGATATATTTAGTTGAATTCGGTTGGATATTACAGACAATTCCTATAGTTATCAAAGTTCCGGGGGTATATATCCCGATTGAATTAATAGTCCCGGCACCATAATAGCTTATAGTCGCTGTATGTGGATATCTTTCTATTACCATATTGCTACTCCATTAACTGTTGCTTTGTCTTCACCGTATTTCTGTAAGATTCTTTTTGCCATTGCGATTAGCTGTGCTCCACTATATTTAACTGAAAAAGCTCCTTCTCTTAATTCGGGATGTGCCGCCAGGGTAAAATAGAGAGAAGCGGCAGCTAAATCTATTTCTTTAGCGTTAGCTGCCGCATAAGTTCCACCTGTCGCAACGCCTCTGTCTAAAAGAAGTTTCTCTAACAGATTATTATTACTATATTCTGTTAAACTTTGTAGAGCTTCTTTATTTGTCATCTACTTGCTCCTTTTATACTGTCCAAGTGACGTGATGTTCCGTATCTAAATTATAAATATGGTCTATAGCAGGGCAGCTTGGAAACGCATTTATTTCACCTTTTGTAAACTGAGTTACAGGGTCGATATGACTCCAAGTAGAAATTAAAATGCCGCCTTTTTTAGCTTGTATTACCTGTTTTGGAGGATTAGTCTCTTCCGCAATAGGACCTCTAAGCGTATTTCCACACTGTAAGCTATCTACAAAAATTACATGATTATCTCCAGTAGCACTTAACCACGGGTCGACTGAATGAATTGTATGGTCTTCATCCTCATAACTTATCACGGTATCAATTATTACTATTTGAGGAAGCCCAAAAGCCTTTAATGTTAGATTTAAAACATCTAGAGATGGAACCATTGTTATTTTTGTAGCTCCCCAAGTTGTATAAGGTACTACAAAATTCCTAACTTCATCTGCAGTTACCATCTCTGAAAATTTAGATTCATTCATTAATATATATTGAGGATTTGCTCCAGCTCTTTTTGCTGCTCTTACGACAGTACGAATGTCAGTTATAGGTTTAATTAGACTTGAATCTCCAGCACTCCAATATCTTGCAGCACTAACCATTTTCTTTTTGTTGGCATCAGGAAGTTGAAAATCTACTACTTCCTCGGTAACTATTCCACCAACATTATTAGTTGTAGAAAGAACTATTTGCCCAGTAGATAAAGCCTGTAAAGCAAACCATTCTAATCTACCTAATACTGCATCCATACAAAAATTAGTATCGTTAAAGACAAGTTGTAGAAGTGCTCCCTGTTCAGGATTCGCCATAGCCTTAAAAGCATTATAATCGTTTATATCCGTTTCCGTCATTTGTCTTTTTACTCTAATGGAAGGAATTGAACCGGTTAATTTGCTTATGCTTTTTCTTGTCTTGAGAGGGGCACTTGAATTATAAGCCACAACATCTGCCATTACACGATTCCCTTCACTGCCAATTAAAGTTTCAAAATTCAAATATGGCGTAGTCTTCATGGGGAAGAAGTTAGGCCAATATTGTTTCTCATACGGCCTCTTATTTAACCATATTTCTAAATTCTTCTTATTCATCTCATTAAACATATTATATTCACTCATTATTATTCACCTCATTAATTCATTTTTTATTTTTTATGCGAATCTTATTCTGGCAGTAAGAGCAGTCTTGTCAGCAGCAGTTACAAAATAAGGCATCTCTGATTCATCGACCGTACCTCTTACAACAGCCCCAGCGAATAGGTTATTCAGTAAGGTTGTTACACCGTCCCTTCTAACTTCTACAGTATCTCTTAATACAGCACTAGCCGCATAGAGAGGGGTATTAGTAGCCGCAACAGCTCCCTCGAAAAGGATAGCATTAGTTGCAACACCCTTAAGAGGTTTACTCGCAAGTAGTACCGCATTGGAAACTAATCCTGGAGTAATAGTCAGGATAGTAGGAGCATGCACAGTTCCGAACCCGCCAATATATTCGCCTTCTACAAATTCATTCCGGGGATCTACATACATAATTGTTGCATCGCTTGCTACATTATGAATGACTTTCGCAGTTTTAACTAAGTCATACAGCCCCACGCTGGTAGTGTCCGCATGTAGTAAAGCTCCCTTTTTTATCTCCTGTGTAGTAGTTTTAAATCTATCAGTTCTAATAGTTACTCCACCGGGAATATCTTCTAATATTTTTAGAAATACAGGGTCATATACGACCCCTGCTTCTTTTGATACTTGTAAACTCATTATTATTCACCTCGTTTAATTTAATTATATTTATTCTTCTATTAATTTCTTACCTTCAAAAGTTCCTTCAGCTGTTCCTTTTCCACTTGCAACCTTAGCTATTAGTTCTTCATTCATGCTCCCAGCCGCTTCGCCTTTTGCAGGTGCTCCACCGTCTTCTTTTAATTTCTTATCAATTTCAATTTGCCTTGCTTCTAATACTTTATTTTGTAAGTCTTTTATTGCTGTTTCGATATCTTCATCTTTTTCGGCTATTACATACTTCGAAAACCCTTCATTTAATCCGGCAATTTTCAGTGCCGTTTTAATTTTAGTATCTCGTTTTTCCTGAATCGTGGTTTCTGTCAACTTTTCCATAGATTCAGTGAGTTTATTAATTCGTTCATTTAAGTCCGAAATTTTCTTTTCTTCTTCATTCATATTTTTTTGCTCTTCCTTTCTTTTCTCTTCAGCTTTTCCTTTTACCCCCGCTTCCTCAGCCTCTTTCTTGAGTTTAAGGTCATGGGTAGTAACTGCTTGCGTAACTCTTCTGTCTGTTTCACTTTGTAAGTATTTCTCGAAACTTTTTGTCAAATTAGCTTCTTTAATCGCATTAACAAGCTCCTCTGATGTAAGTTCCACTTCTGTTTTTCCCTGTTTCTCCTTTTCCCCACCTTCATCAGGTGTAATCTTAGGATCTCCAGTCTTTTCTTTTAACATCTTAATTTATCTCCTTTATATTTTTTATATTTATTTAAGTTTTTATTATAATCTTTTTAAGAGAATATTTTTCTGCATCATCTTTAGGTAAAAGATATCCTCTCGATGTTTCTATCTCTACTTCTTTATATCTTTTTAAAAAATGTAATTGTTTTAAAAATTTCTTTCCAAATATATATATAAATTGGAAATCTCCTATGACATAAAGCCAAGAATTATCTTCTCTAAAAATACCGGAAGGAATAAATTCTAAATTTTCTTTATTGGTTTTCTCTGATATTTCTATATAAAGATTCCCTGTTTCTTTAAACCTATTATCAAATTTTATTTCAATTCCTGCTTTATTTTCACCTAATGCATATTGATATTCTTTACTTGTATAGGTTAATATCGGTAACCCAATTTTATATAATTCTTCAACTATAAAATCTTGATAATAATTTCCTTCTTTTAATTTCTCCTCATAGTAAGGCGTATTTATTTTATTTCAGCTCCCCATGTATCCCAATTATCTATTTTTCGCCGTGCAAATAGTTCTATTTTTTTACTGTTTGGATACATCTTTTCTATTAACTCTCTAAAATATTCTGGTTTTTCTGAATGTTCTTTTGACCTTTCAATAGAAATAACACTATCTTCTAATTCTTTATTTTGTTTAAGAAAAGACCCTTTTGTGCATACTAATAAAAATTCGTGTCTTACAGAATTATAATGTCCCCAGTTGTGTTTCACTTTATCCCAAATAAAAGATGACTTATATTTAAAGCCCCATGCTTTTATAACTTCAAAACATTCTTCTAATAATGGAGAAGTTACCCACAAAAATAAAACTGCATTATCATCTGTAATATCTTCTATATTTAATTCACATAACTCTTGTATGGTCATTGAAGTATAATGTCGTTCAACCGAACCATACCCCTCAACAAGTGTATCTCCATAAGACCACGGAGGGTCTGCATAAAGAACATTATATTTGCCTTCTGGTAATTCAGGAGTCCCTTCAAATTCATTTTCTCTTTGCAATTTTCTTGCTAACTTAACAGCCCCAGAAGTGGTTATTTCTTTTTTGTCTTGTATATATTCTTCAAATTTCTCTTCAGGTATAGAAGCGATTCGCTGCCAGCTAGAAGATTGGTCTTTTGTTACTCCTATATCTGACAAAGTCGTAGGGTGCGATTTTGTGCCAATTGTAATTTGTTCTGGTAATAACTCCCCAGCTCTGCGTTCAGCCCTTAACTTTATTTCTTCTGCTTTTCTTATTAAGTCTGGACTTTCTTTTGCCTGTATCATTGCATAACGATATGCTTCGGCTTTATCTCTAATAAGTTTAATTTCATCAACTTTATGGCATTCCTGTATAGCAAATTTCATTTTGTTATACTTTTCTAAATATTCCATATTCCCCCCTTTTATAAAACAAAAAAAAGCGCCAGAGACTAAGAAGTTTAATTCTTAATCTTTGGCGCTCTAAGGCACTCTCAAAATTCTATTTAATTTTCAAGAATATATACACATTAATTATAATATAATATTTTTTATATGTCAACTTTTCTATCATTAAAATATTTATCATAGTTATAGAAGATTACAAATCCCTTAACGAATTGGAAACTTACATATTGGATGGGCATATCTACCCCGTAAATTTTAATCTTAATCGCCTCAAATTTAATCTTATTAAACCAAACCAATATTTCTTCTATGGAGTACGCCTCATCTATAATCTGTAATCTACCCGGTAATTTCCCATGCATAAAAACCTGTAGTCTGGCGTCAGGAATATTAAGGTAGATAGTTGTATTTTCATGAGAATACCGTTCTATATTCTTTAGCAAGCCTGGGATTTTCTCTCGTGGTATATGCTCCATTATATCACATAGGCATATCACATCAAACTTTTTCTTATCAAGATTAATATTAGTTACATCACCTGTTAGATATTTAATGTTTTTATGGTTAGAATTTTCTTCTGCAAACTCGATTAATTTTGGTGACAAATCTACACCAATAACTTTTGCACCTAATTCAGCAATATAACGGGTAGTGATCCCGGTCCCGCAACCTAAATCTAATACACTCATACCATCACCAATTATTTTTCTTAGGTCTTCTTTAATTTTGGTATGGCGGGGGTTTTCACGGGTATGATCATATTTAAGATAATCGAGGAAATTGTCGTAATAATTTTTTACCTCGGTTGTAGTGGGTTTTTTATTCATGATATTGCCTCTATAACTTTTCTTAATTCGTTCAATTGATTTTCAAGTATCCAGCCTTCGTATTTAACCCAGTTTTTGTATGAATTAGAATGATAATCTTCATCTCTTATTTCATTCACCGCTTCCTCAATAGTATTAAAAATATCAATGTCAGGATATAATTCTCTTGCCCCTCTGAAATTATGTATAACTGGTTTTATCCCTCTTGCCATAGCCTCAGTTATGGCCAGCGAATGCCCTTCATGAATCGAGGTATGTAGTAAGTAGTCCATACCTTTCCAGAAGTCCTCCATGTCATCGATCCAGCCATAAAAAACAACGTTATCCTGTAACCCCATTTCTTTAATCATGTGCTCTAAATAAACTTTATACCGTAGATCCTGATAAGATCCTGCTATATGTAATAAGTATCTCTTATCAATATCTACCAGCTTTTTCATTATTTGCAGTGCCATTTGCGGGTTCTTTTTGTAATTAATGAATCCTACCCAGGCAACATTAAACCCTGTCTCTCTCTTTTTAAATGGAATTTTATCTATATCTACTCCATTATATATAACCTCATTCTTTACTTTATCTATAATACCAGGAGATAATTCATTCAAGATTTCTCTAATATGTGGAGCTACAAAGATTAATCTATCTACCACATCCCAGTTAATCTGCTTAGGGAAGTCAGTAAATATTTCATAGCTATGAAGACGGATTATTACCTTTTTTCCTTCTATCTTTTTATAATTAGTCCCTATAACAGCTACTTCATTCGCCCATTCAAAGAAAATTATATCCCCATAATCTATTGCATTAAAAATATCCCATTTAGTCCTTACTACAAACTTCCTTACTGTATAATCACTTGATAGCCCTTCTATTATCGGGTCTATAAAATTATCTAACCCAGCTGCGCAAATTACGCTTATTTTTTCCAATTTGCCTCCTTTATTATTTAATCTTTTGGGGTTAATCTTTCCGCAATCTCTTCATCCGTTTAACACCCTCATATATTCTTTAATAAACTCTGGGTTATCCCGAATAAAGCAGGAAGAACACGTCGTTAATTGGCAAGTCATTCTCTCGTCATTTTCTAAGTCAAAACGCATTTCATAACGCATACCATGCCAAGCCTCGTGTAGGATTACCTGAAGTTCATATTGATAATCAAGTGAATCAAGTATTTTTATTTCTTTAGCCCCTTCGTTAATATGACCATCTAAAGAACGTTCATCTTCTACAATTATTTTATGATAGGTAATTATATAATCACTCGATACAATTCTAACCTTCTTAAACTTTATACGCTTTTCTTTCTGTTTCATAATCCCCCTTTCTATCCTATATAGAACCTTTGATTCTCTATTAACTGCTCTTCAGCTACATCCCTCACTACCCGAGCAGGTGCACCCATAACTACCATTCGAGCCGGTACATCTTTGGTAATTATGCTACCAGCAGCTACTAAAGCATCCTCTCCGATAACTTTACCCGGGAGAATAACCGCTCCCGCTCCAATTCTACCGCCTTTTTTAACTGTAACGCCTTTAAAATGTTTAAATCGTTCTTCTGTCCTACCTAAATAATTATCATTACTTGTCACCACTCCGGGAGCGATAAAAACATAATCTCCTAATTCTGAATAAGCGGTAATATAACAATTGCTTTCCAATTTGCAACGTTTGCCAATTAAGACATAATTCTCAATAGTTACGCCCCTGCCAATTATGGTATATTCGCCTATAGTGGTATTTTCTCTTATAGTAGCCATGTCAGCCACCATAACATTATTAGCGATATTAGAGCCAATATAAATAATTGCACCTGACCCGATTATACAATTATCGCCTATCACCGTTGGAGTTAAATCCTTTTCCTCTTTTAAAGTGCTTATACTTGCTTTCATGGGAAGTTTTCCGATTACTGCGTTGTCATCAATTCTTACGTTATTGCCGATTATAACGCCGCTTTTGATTACTACGTTATGGCCAAACTGACAATTATTGCCGATTATAACGTTATCTTCAATAATTACATTGTTTGATTTCATTTAATACCTCATATATTTGCTTTCTGGCTATCTTACAATATTCTTTACTTATTTCACTACCAATATAATTACGATTATTCCTAATTGCTATTTTGGCTGTTGTGCCAATGCCCATAAATGGGTCATAAATAATATCATGTTCATTACTAAAATTTATAATAAAAAATTTTGCTATATCATCGTGCATAATTGCCTTATGTTCTTTACACATTTTAGCAACTGATGTTGTTATATGATTTTTTGTATATGTATTGTTAGATTTTAATTTATTACCAAAACAAAATATAAATTCATAAGCATTTGTTATATTAAACCCTCTTGCAGGCATTGGATTTGATTTTTCCCAAATAAATATTTCGTATATTTTATTATAAAAATTGCCTATTAAGCGAAATATATCTTGTTTGTTATAGTAATTTTTTTGTAAATTAATAAAAACATTACCTTTTGTAATTCTTATTGCTTCATCAATAAATGTTTTTAGAAACGAATAATAATCATTTATAATATCGTTATAAAACAAATATTTATCATTTCTTTTTCTGTTATATGGTGGAGAAGTAAAAGTTAAATCTACGCTCTTATCAGGTATATCCTTCATCACTTCAAGACAATCACCACATATTATTTGGTTTACTTCCACGATACCTCCTCAAAATCCCCCGAACCTATATCCAACCCCTCATCAGCACCTATAGCCCTTGAATACTTCTGAGACTTATAGGCCATCAAAATTATACTTAATGATTTTTTACCTTCGTTGCCGTCAATTAATGGAGTGTCATCAGTCCTTATCGCATTTATAAAGTCTGCATATAAGGGGGTATGTCCGTCTCCATAGATGTTACCGTCTTCTAAATCACATTCTTTTTTTACCTGCTCCAGTGTATCCCGACTGTCCTCAAAGCCCCAGACTAAGATCTTATTTAAAGCCAGCCCACCAATAACCGCCGTCCCCTTTTCGCCTAATATAGTCAATGTTTCTTCTAAGTTTTTAGGATACACATTAACAGTCCCTTCGATGTTCCCGATAGCTCCATTGTTAAATTTGATGATAATGCTTCCATAGTCTTCAGCTTGAATATAGGGATGTAGGAAATTCCCGGTCTGGCCATAAACGGAGTATATTCCGCTTCCTATCATCCATTGGAGTAAGTCTATATTGTGAGTGCATTGGTTTAATAAGCAACCGCCGTCTAATTTCCATGTACCTCTCCACCCTGCTTTATCGTAGTATTCTTTACTTCTATTCCATAAGATCCTAGCAGTACCGGCAAAGATCCGACCAAATCTTCCCGTCTCGACTGCCTGTCTTAACTTCTGTATAGGCTTATTAAATCTATTTTGATGACAGACTGCTAACTTTAGCTTATTTCGTTTGGCCATCTCTATCATCTCATTAGCACCTGATATTGACATAGCCATAGGCTTTTCTACGATTACATGCTTACCGTGGTCAAGACAGTAAAGAGCAATTTCAACGTGATAGCCGGATTCGGTGCAAATAGAGCAGATGTTTATGTCCTCTTTTTGGAGCATTGTTTTATAATCGGAATAGATGTTAATTCTTGTTGCCGGTATATTATTTTTTACTGTTCCCATTAAATATTTAGCCGATATAAACCCAGCTTTACTTTTTACAATATCGCAAGTAGCCACAAGTTCTATATCTTGATGATTATTTAACACCGCTTTTAAGTGATTATCGGATATCCTTCCACAGCCGATTAAAGCTAATTTTAATTTATTTTTTATAGTCATTTAATCCCTATCCTTTTCAAAGAATACCTTTAGACATTCATTTATATAAATTGATACTGCTAATACAATAATAACTGTTAATCAATATGTCATCCTTATAAAATTCGCTTATTTTATCTACTATATATTCCTGTTGTTCCCCTGTGATTTCCGGATAAATCGGTAAGGCCAGAACGTGTTTACTTGCATTTTCAGCAACGGGGAAGTCCCCTTCTTTGTAGCCTAAATATTTAAAGCATTCTTGTAAATGTAGACACAATGGATAGTATATGTTAGTGCCTATGCCGTTTTCTTTTAGGTATTCTTGAAGTCTGTCTCTATCTCTTGCGTAGATTACATATTGGTTAAAGGTGTGTTCTTTGTGGTTTTCTATATTATAGATATCACACAAGGGAAAATTTAATATAGTCAATAAATCGTATTTCTTAATCAATTTATAATATCTGCGTGCCACCTTGAATCTATCACTTATCCACTTATCTAAATACCTTAACTTTATAAGCAATATAGCAGCGTGTATTTCGTCTAAGCGGGAATTAATGCCTATAACTTTATGATAGTATTTAGGGTCTGCACCATGAGAACGGAATAGCCGGCAATAATCAGCATATTCTTTTGAAGAGGTTATAATCATACCGCCATCTCCATAAGTGCCAAGATTTTTCGTAGGATAAAAAGAGAAGGTTGCAAGGTCTCCGTAGCTTCCGGCTCTTTTGCCGAGATATTCTGAGCCTATAGCCTGTGCGCAATCTTCTACTACTTTTAAGTTATATATGCAGGCTATGTCCATAATCTTATCCATTTTGCACATCTGGCCGAATAGATGGACAGGGATAATTGCCTTAACATTTTTACCAATCTCTAAATTAGCTTTCATATATTCTTGTATTTTTGCAGGATCTATATTGTAAGTATCCAGCTCGATATCTACAAATACCGGAGTCGCTCCCGCTCTAACTATGCTCCCAGCAGTAGCAAAGAATGTAAAGGGTGTCGTTATAACATAATCACCTTTAGTTATTCCTACAGCTTTTAAGGCTATATAGAGAGCGTCTGAACCGTTGGCCACGCCTACGCCATATCGAGTGCCGGAATAGCAGGCAATAAAGTTTTCTATTAGTCTTACATTATCGCCATTGATAACTATGCCAGATTCAAGAACGGATTTAATGGTATGGTTAATTTCTGAGCTTATAGAGTTATATTGAGTCGTTAAATCAAATTGCGGTATATTCATTTATTCCTCCTTTTTCTTTTTATGATTTAAATTTCTCACCTGAATTTTTACTAATAGCAACCCCTTGCTTAATGGCTTTTAACTTAGCCGTTGCTTCGGATTTCTTATCGCCAGTAGTATAAGTATAGCAAGCCCCCGAATCTCCATACTTCCAGCCGGGTTTATTCTCTGAACTACATCTCATTAATGGCATTCTATTTCACCTCGACAATACTTTTCTTTAACTCGAACCCCTTTGTAAAATTATTATTAATCCAATCCGGTATATGCTTATATCCCGCTACCGTCTTAGCATTTTCACTTAACCAAGCCTCTGCTCCCTTTGGAATCTTATTAATATAATTAGCCTTAGCAATCTTCCCAGTCTCCATATATTCAAGTGAATCTTTTTCGTTTAGCATGATTGAAGTAGTATAACAAATGCAGCCCACGTGCCATTCGTCAAATATAAAACCCTTCGGATATTCCCCTACCAGATCATCACACATATCAAAAATCGGATGGTCAGCTGATAAATGAACCTCAATTCCTGTCACAAAATCAAGCTGTTGCCGTCTTGTGTAGTCACTTAATCTATAAGAAACATTCACTTCATTCTTTGTTAACCTTAAAGCATTTTTATAAGAGCTTCTATAAATACCAGCCCCCGGGTGATAGCCTTTGGCTGCCTTAGATAATATTAATTTCCCCTCTTGCCTTACCCGCCTAAATAATCTATTCGGTTCATTAAGGTATTGCTTAATATCCCTTGCAATACCTGCCGCACTTCTCCCGGTAGATATCCCACTTGCCAAATATAATTCTATCTGGTCTTTTGCCCCGTTAACTATATTCCAGACCCTATCGCTAATTTTTAATCCTGCTGTAGTCCTTGTAAGAAATGTATCTAACGCCTCCATATTCAATTGGTTAAACGAGGTCGGTATACCATTTTTAGTCAGCTTAATTCCGTCAGCCCACTTACCCACCATCTTATTATTCTTTAGATTTGCCATATCCCATTGACTGACTACGCCGTCACCGATATAGGCCTCGATATCATCACGGAGCTTGCTTAGTATTGTATCTATTTGTTTTTCTAAGCCTTTATTGCGTATATAGAAAGAGCCTTGAGAGATTGCTGTCGGGTTCTTTAACTTGAATATAGTAATTCTCTTAGCTAAATCTTTGGAAGCCTGATTTAATACCGCTTGAATTTTGCGATTGTATGCGATTATGGCTTTTATATGTTTAGCTTCATAATATTCTTCTATGGTCATTTATACTTCCTCATGTAAATAATAATTCCGGAACGGCACTGATTCGCCTTCGTGCCATCTCGCAATATTCTGGGGATATTTCTATCCCGATATATCTACGATTAAGTTCTTTACAAGCTACTGCCGTAGTTCCTGAACCGATAAAAGGGTCAAAAACTAAATCGTTTTTATTAGTAGATGATTCTATTATTCTTTCGATAATTGATACTGGTTTTTGTGTTGGATGATATTTAGGAATTTCTCTTTTAAATTGCCAAACATTAGAATATCTTTTACTTTTTAATTTAAAATTTTCTTTTGGCATAAATGCTATACATTCATATTGATTCCCAAAATCTCCAAATAAATCACCTGCCGACCAATTATTTTTAACCCACACAATTACATTTTTTACCCTTTTGTCTACCAACGGATTCTTTTGTGAATAAAACACGAATAAACTTCCTGTTGGCTTTAAAATACGCCAGCATTCATCTATATCAATAAATAATTTATCGTCATTAATAATTTTAGAATGAGGATTATTATATTTATAGTGGTTAGATAAATAATTAATTCCATAAGGCGGGTCAGTCACCACCAAATCAATTGAATTATCAGGTATCCCCTTCATCACTTCAAGACAGTCACCTTGTATTATTTGGTTATATTCCAATCAACTTCCCCTTCTCCAACAAACTCTCATTCTCCTCATCAGCCAACTCCATCATCTCCGGCAGGTAACCCTTTACTACCCCCGCCTTAATTAAAAACTTTATATCTTTGCTTAAACATTTCCCGCCTGCTCCCCTGTAGCCATCGAATAAGGGGTCAAGGTGCATAGGGTTTATATATTTATCCAGTTTGAAAGCCTTGAGTAGCCTGTAATAGTCTGCCCCGTAAGCCTTACAGATATCGTATAGCTCGTTAGCAAATACTACCTTTACGGTGTATAGGGTATTTAAAGCAACCTTAACCAATTCCGCTTCTACCGGCTTCATCATTAATATTTTCTTCTTATCGATTATAGGTGAAAATAGATTTTCGAATATCTCAAACGTTTCTACCTTGCGAGTTCCTACAACTATTTTGTAAGGCTTAATTTCGTCTTCTAAAGATGACCTTTCCCTTAGAAATTCTGGCAAATAGACAAATTCCCTTTCGTATATCGTTGCGAAATTATCAGTCATCCCCGGCATAACAGTAGAACGTATAGCGATTATTCCATTTTTGTTTTTAAGGGTTGCATAATTTACTGCCTCTTTGACATCTTCAAATTTGCAGTCGGGTTTAGTTGGGACACAAATGAAGATAACTTTGGATCGAGAGATAATATTAGAAAATCCTTTGGCAGGGTCGTATCTCTTGACAGTATGGCCTAACCCTTCTAATAGTTCGCTTAAGCTACCGCCTACGACGCCACAGCCAATAACGCCTAATTCCATTTTTTATACCTCAAATGATTCTCCAAGTTTCGCTACCTTGCCTTCCTTTTCTTCCGCCAATCGCTTTATATCCTCTTCAGCATCTTCGACGAGTAGATTCTGTCTAACTGCCTCATCCCCACTCATAATTGCCTCGCCACCCCTTGCAGTGGATAAAGCATTTATAGTTTCGGTTACATTTTGTGGTAAGACGTTCCCAAATTTAACTGATATATTTAATTGATCTAAGTTCTGTTTTTCCACCATATCGGTTACACTTATTATTGCCTTTAATAAATTTATTCTCCTGGCCAGAGCCTCTCCAAATGTTTCCTCTTTGTTTTTCGCTTTTAAGACGGCATCCATGAACATAAATTTTAAGGCTTCACCGGAGGTTTGATCCATACCTTTAACGTTATCGAAGGATAAATCGGGTGTAGAGGTCATGGAAAAGATGATATCTTTTAAGGTGTTATATTCTAATTTAATCGCTTCAGGAGCTTGGTCCCAGGTGAGATATTCGGCGTCCCCGTAATCCGTTTTACCGTCAGCACCTGTCACACCAGTAAATTGTAATAACTTCCCTACTTCTGCCTTATCTGGTGGGTTGGTTATCTTCCCTTTTATCTTTAACGTAGGTGATCCGAAGTAGTCGTTGGTATCGGCAAATTTACTGATCAGCATTTCACTTCTGTCAATTTCGGTTTGTACATCTGTCCACTCCGGTTGAGCCTGCTCATAATATATAACCGGGATCTTGCCAAAGTGGTTTTCTTCCTCTGTAACTATCCAGGATTCTTTTTTCGTTCCTTTAAAGATTTTATCGGCAGTATATATGTCTACATGCCCATAGGTTTTTTCATCTATATCTTCTAATTTGTAACGCCGGGTAAAAGCGTCCATATCTCCATTCTCGTTAAAATGTGAATATATCTCATCACCATTTTCGCTACATAAGAGAGCTACTTTAATATCTTTTTGAACATATTTATCACCATTTACTCCATCTATTACATCATACGCTTTTGTATACCATAACTCCGCTACCTTTGTTTCAATAAATAACCGCCGTGCCAGCTTCCTATTAAAATAATCAAGTTTATTCTTTTCCCAAACATCCTGAATTAAGGTAAAAGTCTTTTGAAGATTATCCTCTTTGTTAGCTAAAATTAGTTTCACGGCATCACCGAATAAGAATGATACTGCCATGTTAACAATCTTCTTTTGATATCGGATAACTAATTTTGCCTGCTCAACACGCTTCTTCTTTGTATCACTACCTACTAACTTAACAGGTCGAAGTAAGATATCATGTTCACCTTGATATTGTTTTTCATAGGTTTCAATATCCCGTTCTACCGGGTCTTTACAAAGCACGGTCGTTAATTTAGAGTAATCGTCTTTATATTTGTCTAAAATGTCTTTTATATTCATGGTATTGGTCTCCTATCATTTCCTTATATTTTTAGAATATTCCCAGACCAGAAGCGGTATAAACCTCTTCTTCTTCTCCCTCGAAGATCCTGTCATTTAGGGCATACCGAACCTGGTCGATGTAATGGTTGTACTTGTCTACAGGCTCGTTGATGGTCTCCCCGTCTTTATTCTTTTTCCATTGATATTGTTGAAATTCGTTGATGGCATTTTGACATTGTCTATCTATTACAATTTCAAATTGCCTTAGATACTGAATCCCGAAATTGACACTTCCTGGACCCTTTTTGGCTGCCAGTGCTTCTATTCCGTAGCCTCTTAATTCTGCTATGGATTTAGGCTCGTTGTCACATCTGATATATTCTTTGTGTATGACCGGTTCAAGTTTTGACGCTATGACATCATTGGTCAGGCCCAGCTCATAGATCATCTCTTCTAAGATGTATAATTTCTTGCCCTTAATTGCCTGTCTGCCCGCTGCCGTCGGGTCGTTGCTATAGCCGAAGTCAAGGCCGTTATAATAAGTCCCGAAAGTATTCTTAATCTTTGAAAGATCCTCTATGCGCCAGTTAGTGAAGATCAGGTCGCCTAAGACGCCCCAGTTGCCTAAGGTATAAACATCTCTGTAGTAAGGGTCTTGTTCGTTTTCTAATTCGTCATGATCAGCCTGCTCTAAAAATTTATTATCTTTGTGAGTCGTTTTTAGAATTGTTAAGCCTTCATCGTGATATTCTGTTTCGCCTTCTATCCAGTTGGTGAAGAATTCTTTAAATATCCAGTGAGAACGCATAATCGGATTAAAACATAATATTATACGCTTCTTAACCCCACCAGCTAAACCCCTTGTCCTTATTTTTAATTGCCTAAAAGCTTCTTTCTTTGTTTCGGTTGCTTCTTCGACAAGAACATCTGTAATAACGCCCCTCTCAGGTATAATTGATTTAAGTTTTTCGGGGTCATCTAGTCCCCTAAAAAGTATCTGATATCCATTAATACAGGTTATAGTCATCTCGGATTTATTAATCTTAAATAGCTTGCTTGCACCAAAGTTTAATATAACCTTTTTTATTTCGTTAAAAACCGAAGCTCTTATTGTATTCGCTGTGTTTCTGATTACAAGATAATTTCTACCACCATTTAAGATATCTATTACACACCTTTGAAAAACAAAAACACTTTTGCCTCCCGAAGCTCCACCGAAAAATACTTGTATTCTTGTATCATTTTTTAGATAAGGGATATAGACTGGGTTAAAGATATCTTCATCAATTTTTATATTACAAATCATTATTGGTTTCTTTTAATCTATTTCTTTCTTTTTCCCACCTTAGTTTATGTCCATTTATTATATTATTGATAACATATATACCAGATATCATTTTTTACCCTCTATGGTTACATGTATTTCTATATCTTTATCTTCGGGAGTCTCGCCCATCAATTTTAAATCAAGGTTGCATAGCTTGTCATAGCTATTTATAACCTTCTCTAAGTCTTTAACATTGTCTACATCAAGTATGTTGTTATTTTTAAAGTCCTGTATCACTTTATTAAGCATTGCCTTTAGTATCCCTAATTGTGTTTTTATCTCAGCTCTATAATCAGCTTTAGTATTTACAACAGTTTGGTTTGTTTTCTTCTCGAGAGATTTAGCATTTTCAATATCTCTTAAACCTACCCGTTCCTTCCAGTTAAAAGCCTTCGCCCACTTCTTTAGTGATGTCTTTGAAACGGTAAACTTTAGGGCAACTTGCGGGTAACTTCGCTTATCACCTAAACTATAATAATATTCAAAGGCTTCTCTATGCCTTAGGGTTTCAATCATATATTTATCTTCACTGCCTTTTTATTTAATTAAATCCAGTTTCTCTACTTCCGAATTTACATAATTATCATTTATAATATTATCTTCTATTTCCTCAATCGTAATCTTAAAAGGTTTTTTCCCGTTCATTGCTATTATATTCACTACCGCTATCAATTCTGATTCGGGAATATCTATTTTTAATCTCGTATTTCTAACCTGCCCACCAATAGCGATAGCTTGTATATCGGGAAAGCTCGCTATAAATTCAATCTTCTTAATTTCCATAAGCTCCTTCCTTATAAATAAAAAAAGCACCAAATCAAAAAGCATTTCTACTTTCACAACTTGGCGCTCTAAGGCACTCTATCTCTATATTCTTTTCCTAAGCACTTAACAACTACTTTTTCTTCTACTACAGAGGTGACACTGTTATAATTTCCGCATTTATCACATTTGACAATCAGCGTTTTTGGATTGCCTTTTAAATCGAATCCGGGCTCTCCTATAAAAAACTTATGAAAGCAGAGCCGCCCGTCATCAAATGTTCCCTTACATCGAACCTCTATTTTTTTAATAATATCACCTCCAGCGATTATTTTCAAATTTATTTAATTCAATTTCCACTTTTCGCCAGTCCAAATTTTGTCGTATTCTTCTTTCATTACAAAGGCAAGCCAGAGTTCATTCATACTATTAAACATTGCCATATATTTATCAAAAGACGGAGAGCTCCTATTTATCCATCTCTGGAATTTTTCTATAATCATTCGATAGATAAATGAAGGGTCATTTTGTAAAGCATGTGTTGTGGAATACATTTTAAGAAATATTGGCAATACCATCTCCTGCAACTGCTCTTGCGTGGGTAGCCAGATAAAATCTTTATATGCCTCTACGCACCGCTGTTTCTTCATTTTATAGAGCCATGTTTGGTTGTTACATGTATATAGTTCTATACTTTTTGCTTCTTTGCGATAATAATAATTTGGTTCTATTGCAGGATTCCATTCCCTCTGTAAATCCTCATTCTTTTCGCACATCTCAATATAATTTTTAGTTACCATTCTCTTTACCTCCTTTATTACTTCACTAAACTTTTTACCATATCATCTAACCTAAAATCTACGATATCCCTTGTTGACCTGCCCTCTGGTCTACACATACACCGCTTAACCCTCATTTTATCTTGCAATATCTCTACCTTAAACCTTTTATTGCTGCTGTTATCGTAGGCGTCATTCATGCAGTATAGGATATTTCGTGCAGTCTGTTCGGTTATATTTAAAGCTATCATAATTAGCCTCCTTTATATTTTTTTACATAAGTCATTCAAGGCCCCTAAATGATGATATATGCAATACGATCACCTCCCCTCTATTGTTATCTCTGTTCTTGGGTTCGCCTTATCTATATGGAAATTGACGATCGGCTGACCGATACAATCGGAATTATCATCTAATATAATCTGTTGGTCGACTAATGAGTCAAGCCAAGCTATTAAACCACCACCGAGATAATTTTGAATATCACGCTTTCGATTGGTCTTGAAATATATATCAAAAGTAATTTTCACATTTTCAGCAAACTCCCCTATATCATCTATTTCATCACTCTTCATAAATTTTATACGTTGTTCACAGATTAGCCAGCCAATCATCTCTTTATATATATCTCGCTTACTCCAATATAATTTAATATATTTATTTTTGCTTAATGGCACTTCGTCTATTATCAGCTTCGTCTTGCTTCACCTCCTCTAATTCCCTCTCATATAATATCGCCTTATCATCATCTACGCAGTTGTTTAACAAGTCCTCAAGCTCGTAGATTCTGTTTAGCTGACCTATAGTTAACATTATTTTTCCTCCTTTTTTAGCCGATTATCGGCCTACTCAATAAATTATCTACCAGCTTTTGACCCGCCGTGCTATACTTAGATTTAATATATTCAATCTGCTCATTATTTATTTTAGTATTCTCTTTTTGCTTCGCTAAAAATGCCTGGCTAAACTGCCGCTTATAATGTTTACCAGGTATCTCATTCTTACGGCGGCTCGTTCCTCGGTTCTTAGAAGTTATTTTTACACCCCACTTGATTAGCCGTAGATAGATCATGGGATTAGTTACACCGTATAGCTTGGCAATATCTTTTACCGGCATACCCTCTTTACACTTTGCGGTTATGTTGGCCTGGTTCTCGTCTATATAGGCGGCTATTAAGTGTTTATTTTTAATCATTTCTTATCTCCTTCTCTTAATTCTGTTTTAACATACCAATCGCCTATATTATTTCGGCAATTCTCACAAGCTACTACAAATCCAGTTATATATTTATTATCGTTTCTATGTGCTACTAAAGTCAGGTTTTTATTTATTCCACAAAAAACACATTGTAAATTAAAATTTGTATCCTCATTTTTATTACCGAGTATATTTAACTTTGTTTTAGTCATTTTTTATCTCCTTCGCCGTTTCCGGCATATTAAACTTGCCTTTTAACATATCACTTAACTTTTTGGCATTAGCTTTGTTTCTTTCTATCTCTTCTTTAGTTAATTCAGGCTCCGGCTTAAATATATATTTCTCCGGTGTTTCACTTAATTGCTCAAATACATCAGCAGGCCGGGGGAAGTATTTACACTTTCGTAGGCAACTTTTGGTTATGACTGTTACCTGACTGTCAGGAATATCCCGGAATATATCAAAATAGATTTTTACCACATAAGGATTTAAGTTTTTTTCATACACTTCACTAAATATTTTCATCATTTGATCAAAATTCTTTTTATTCATTTTCTGCTCCTTCTATTTTTAAGGCTTCATCTATACCTATAAATTTATTTTGTTTATTATTATTCTTTCTAAGTGGGAATACACCTAGCCAGCTATTTTTAATACTTTGATTTAATATTGCTATTTGTGTATCTTTATTATCACTTAATTTATTAAGATCATCAATAATCAATTCTTCTGCTCTTTCTGTCATTGGACTTCTTTTCTTTTTCCTCATCTCTTTAAAATCTTTCCAGGCTTTTAAAAAAATATCGCCTTTTTTTTGTATAGTTTCTTTTGTATAGTTTCTTTTAGTTTCTTTTGTGTTTACCTGTTTGGGGAACTTTTTGTTCCTTATTTGGGGAACTCCAGTTCCTTGTTTGGGGAACTTTTTATCCTGATTAGGGAACTTTTTAATAGTTCCCCATTTAGGGAACTTTTCCCATTTTTCAAAGTCCTTCTGAAATCCCAATTTATTACCATTTTTAATAATTAAGTTTCTATGTATCAATCTTTTTAAAGTTTCACTAACATGACTTTTTGATATTGCAGTCATTTTTACCAATTGGCTGCCAGTAATCCAATCCATTTTTTTGTGCCAACCATAAGTTTTTCTAAAAATAGCCCACAATATCTGGCTTTCATAACTCGATAAATATGTTTTGGCCAACGCTTCAACTATTTCATTAGCTAAATCTACGTGACCATCTTCTCTTTGTGGGTTAGCCATTCTACCCTACCTCTCGAATATTTCTAACTGACTTACCTTTTGTGGAAACATCTCATTGCAAGCCTTCAATACCGGATTGATTATCGCTAATTCTTTGATCGCCTTCTTGCGCATACGCTCCCGCCACTCTTTTGCTTCCTCGTGGGTAAAGGGGATAAAATATCCGCCTGGCTTATGCGGGGTGCTTAGGATCGGATAGCCTTCCCGTCGCAATTCCCTGATTGCCACGCGGACCGACCTATCGGTAATTCCATCATTGTGCCAGTAAAGATATTTATTGACTATCTCATATTGACTGATAGCGTTAAAAGCACCTACATGTTCTTTGATGATATTCCAAATATCCTGATTGTAAATTTGTTTGTGCCCTCTACAGACATGATTTGTCATTTTAATTAACCCCTCTTAAATCTTTTTCTAAAACATAATCAGTTTTGCCCATAGTATAGGCAACCAAATAAGCAAATCCATATTCTTGTCTTTTTATTTTTATCCATTCGGCCCCAGGTTCTAAGAAATCCCCTTCTTCTCTTACTGCTTCGAATATTGTATAAAAGACTAACTTTCTTCTGCCTACGACATAGCCATTAATTTCTTTATCTAGATAAACAAGTTCCCTTCTTTTCAGATGTTTTTCCTCATATTCCTTAAAATCGTCAAACTCCCAATACTTTTGATCTATCTTTCTTTTTCTGGTTATTCTTCTATATCTTACTTTTTGACCTAATTTAAATTTCATTTAATTAATCTCCTTTTTCTGGGGACAGGTAAAATAGCCACAAAAACCTGCCCCCGACACTTTAGTCATTCTTACATAAAGAAATATTAAACCACAATCAAAGGCATCATCTCCCCCTTTTTTAATCAGCCCTGCCCCCCTGAAATATGGTCAAAGGAGCAGGGATCGGCAATCCGAAGAACCCTGGAGAGAAAGCCGGATCGCCGGGATTCACCCCTTTTTATTTATTAACCTCAATGGCTAATCGGTAGTACATAACCGGATCTTTACTTTTTACTTTCTTCTTGTCTATATCGGCAATCAAGTTCTTAAAATAATTCTCTACTTCCATTAAATCTATCCTGGTATTATTGTGAATTTTAATTTCCCGGTCTTCCCTGATATCGTTTAATAGATCTGTTACCGCAAATAATTCTTTATAGGTCATATTTATAGTTCTCCCCTCTTTTTTTATAGTTTATTTATATAACTTTTATAGTTCCCCTATAATATCTTCCAGTTTATCCCTCGTTCTAAGCAAGCAACTATAAGCTATTTCGGGTATTACGAGAATAAATATTGCCAAAACTATAATTACCCATTCGTAAATATTCTCTAATGTTTTCATCTTTTCTTCCAATCCTCTGGACATCCAAAATTAGCATTAGTAATACAAACTAAATGCCCATCATGATTCCAATCGTGTGGTCTGAAACAATTTCTTTTAAAACATTTTATTTCATTTATATTTATATCTTTCGCTTGGCTATAACCCCATTTATCTTTATATTTTTTACTCCACGCTCCGGTCCCGCCACAAAGATCAAGAATTATTTTTGACATCTATGGTTTCCTTTTGAATCTTTTTATCATTTCTTCTTCTCATATATTTCAGCAGATCCAAAAGTTTGATGTCATTCTCTTTAGTAAATTCTCTTAATTCTTCTACAGATCTACGAAATTTAGTCTTATAAATCCCCCGTTTGTTCCTTTTGATCCGTTTATATACACCGCTTGTCATGGTTATCTTTTATCCCCAAATAATTTTTTCTTTATTTTATCCAGTAAAGTTAAAGCGCATTTCTTGTGATAAAGTCTATGATCATACATAATTATATCGTCTAAATTAAGGATCTTCTTCCCGCACCGGAAGCATATCCAGGCAAGGCCTTCTTGCAGCTTATATTTTTTCATTTTTATTCTCCTTCATAGTGCATATATTCCAATTTTCCATTTTTATCTTTATGACTTTTAGGATAAAAATGATTTTCATTTCCTAGGTCGTTTTTGAATATTATTATTTTGTATCCTAATTTTTTCATGAACTCAATATCTTTATCATCAACACCTATATAGCCCTTATTAATATTGTGTCCACAACAGCAACCATTCGTATTAATTTTTAATGACCATAAATATTTAATTTCGTCAGCTATACATTTATCAATTCCCATCAACTCACCATTAGGTATTTTTAATGTAATTTGATTATCATAACTACCCATTTTAACGTTTACACAATCACACATTATTCAATTCCTTCAATCACATAAACCTTTGTCAGTTTCCGACCCCACTCTTTATATTTTTAATGCTAATTGAAAAGATTTAATTAATTTATCTTTTTTAATACGATTTTCTTTCGCTGGTAATAATCTTAAATTTTTCAGATTCCAACAACACTTAAAATCAGTATCTTCTGTTTTAGTAAAATTAAAAATACTCTTCGGTATAATATGATCTATTTCAAGGTTACCTTCTAAATAATCATTCCAACAACACAGCTAACTTTTTCATTTTCTTTTTTTCACCTCCTCTCTTGTGGGGCCTGGCCCGGTTAAAGGGTCGATAAGTCATAATAATTAGGAGTTTATTACAACTTACAATAACCAAGCCAGGCCCGGTTTTTTACTTTTATCTTATTAGTCCGGTATATCCTCGTCGCCGATTTCTTCATCTGGGAAAGGTGCGTCCTCATTGATTATTTCAAGTGGCTTTTGTTTATTAGGGATGTCCTGTACTTCCTCTTCTGATCTGATCTTCGCCATTTTTATTATTTTTTCTACCGCTTCCGGCTTATCAAGTAAGGTCCGTTTCAACTCTTCAATCGGGCTTCCCGGTTCTTTAAAATCAGCCAAACAGGCAAAATAGGCAATCTCTCTCCAGGTAGCCAAATCTACTTCATTAAATCTTTTAAAGATTTTATCTAATTTTTCTTTATCCTCTTCGGTTGGTGGTTCCAGAGCTTTCATTAACCGGTTATATATATCTTGATTGGTAATTAATACCTTCCTGGCTAAATGTTCGCTAAGCATGGTTTTAAATATTCCCATATCTACGGCAAATTTAACCAGCTTCTCAAAATTATCAATCCCAGACTTCTGGGCCTGTTTCGATATGGCCAGTAGGATTTTAGTTTCTTCTTTAACCTTCTCTTTATAGGTTTCTTTCGATTCCTGATAAGCTTTAAGTTTGCCCTTTCCTTCTTCTTGGTCCTTCTTTAACTGGGTTTTCTGGTCCTTTGATTTATCACTTTCTTTTTTCAGATCCGGTTTTTCAGCTTCTTTTTGTTTTTCTTGATCTTTGGCCTCTTTCTCTTCCTCTTTTTTAATCTCTTTCTCGGGCTCCGGTTCTCCTATAACTGCACCTTCTTTTTCACTGCCTGATTTTGGGTCCTCATCCGGTATATCTGGGATCTGATATATTCTTTTTTGCCCTAAGAATAAAGTTTGGCCTTCCCTAATCTTTTTTATTTCCGGAATAGGTAAATCCAATTCACAGGTTAAAGGCCAGTGCTTATCTTTTCTACCTTCGTGCTGGGTCTCCTTTTGCATTCGCCTTAACTTAAAAGGCAACATTGTAATACTGTTATATCGGTTAGTTATAGGATCTTTTAGTAGTTCTAAAGCCAGGTAAATCCCACTCTGGACATCAACCATAGTATTCCAGGAGCCGGAATCAATTACATAAATACCACCCATTGATATATCGGGGATAAAAAAGAAAAGGCTGGCCCGCTTACTACAGCCATCCTTTTGGCCAAACTTATCGCAGGGGCATTCCACTTCTTCAAAAACCCCTTTTTCGTTTGCCCTCATTGCCCTTTCTCCATTCCCCACACATTTGAGTCCCCTGGAGCTTCCATACCATTTATAGGCTTGGGGAAACAGACCCCCGATATCCGGCAAACCATTTTCATCTAATCCGGATAAGGGGAATGCAATTTTTAATTCAGTGGGTTCTTCTCCGAACATTGTCTTAACTTCCTTAGGGCATACAAAGTAAGGGACATCTTTAGGGTGAAATGCCAATTCTCCATATTTATCTCTTGCCTGTAGGGGATCCCCATTCTGATCCTTCTTATATTTTCCATCCTTATCTTTTGCTATAGTAGGGACCTTTATCCCCAGCCGGATTTTGCCTTTCCAGGTTAATCTCCGGATACTGCTAATAGGATGTTCACCTACAATCTTAGTAAATCGTTTAAAAAAATTTGTGCCACCCGTATTATTCATTTAAAATTACCTCCTAAATTTTTTATTTTGCGGCCGTATTTATTTATCTTTACTTCGGCCCCAAATAATTTTTCATAATCGATTTGTTCTTTTGCTTTAAGCCATTTCATTTCTTCTTCTATGGTGGTATCGTTTTTTCTAGCCCGGTATTTAGCGATATTTTTAAGGCTCATTTTATTTACCTCCCGCTATATTATTTTTTCGCTTTAAAATGGAACATCATCATTTTTGGCTTCTTTTTCAGCTTTTACTTCGGCCTTTACTTTAGTCTTTACTTTAACCTCTCCGTTTTCTTGTTTTACTTCTCCTTCTTCGATATAAAACCCAATCATCCCGGTATCATCCACTTCTTCGGCCCAGATTTGATATCCAAATTCATTAGCCATTTGGCGCACTGTTTCTTTGCTTTTGTTATCGAGTAAAGTCCAATCTGAAATTCTTAGAACTTTTAATTTTGGATTTAAGGCCATTCCAATTTTTACACAGATCTTTAAATGCTCGGAGTATGCTATCTGGGAAAACGGAGTATCATCATAGGCTATACCATCTTCGGTTAGGCTTAGTTTCTGGTCCGGAATCTTATGCCAATTTTCTTTTAGGCCATCCACTTTAATTTTGGTTTGCTCGTCTATTTCCTGAGTAAAATCGTTATACTCATTTTTGGCCTTGTTTTCTTTTCTGTCTGCTATCTTATTACGGTCCCGGGCTCTTATCTGCTCATTTATTTTTTGCGATTCAGTTAGTTTTTCTTTTAGGGAATCAACCGGTATTTTTTCGTGGG